TTATTTCCAATATTTTTTCTCCGCTGCTTTTCTCGCTTTAATGGCTTCTGATTTCTCTTTGTAGCTCCCAAGATAATACTTCTCTCCTTTCGCACCAATGTGTGCAATCCAAGATTTACGGCGTTTATCGAAGTAAACTCCCCTGGTACCACTCGTATTATTCGCATACATGCCGTCATCCCATTTCGCTTCTGGATCACGAATTTTATCTAAGAACTCGCCGCGACTTGGATGTTGATCGCATCCACACGATTTATAATTGTGGATTTGATTCGTGTTCAAGACAACTTCTTCACCGCATTTCTTACATTTGCACCGCCAGTAAACTCGCTGATTATCGCTATGATCACGTTCCAGCACATCGAACGCTTTGTTAGAGAAGCCAGACATATCTTTATATCGCTTACGTCGTTTCTCATCATTTAGACATCCACACGATTGGATACGTCCGTCCTTCAAGTGACTGCCTTTTACGTGTTTCATATTCCCGCATTCACACTTACAGAGCCATTTAATTTGCTTCCGCTTTGTTCTGGTTCCGTCATCTTCAATCACTGTTAATCTGCCGAATTTCTGACCAGCTAAATCGTTCTTCTTCATTATATATTCCCTTTCTTCATATATTCCCTTTCTTCCATTATATGTACAGTTTTTCTCTACTATTATATAAGTAGAAACAAATTATTTCAAAAAAATTAAACAAATTCGTAAATATATCTTGACGTCAATATATATTTACGGTATAATGTATTTAGAGTTAAGGAAACGACAAAAAACAAATAGAAAAGGAAGATTATCATGTACAAAACATACAACAAACAATTAACATTCACAGCAACTGCAGAGGACTTCTCAAAAGATGATATCAAACGAAAATTAGGTGTCGCTACTGATCAACTAGAAGATGGCGGTTCTGCTGACGCGAGACCAAATGGATTCATTCTTTCGGTTTATCACAACACGTTAAATAATGAAGTTGAAGTCTACGAAGAAACTGTATTTTACAACGGCGAGCAATTTATCGAGAAACAAAACGATGACAACTTTATTCACTTAGCAACACTTAAGGGTGAACTTGGATTCAATAACAAAGATGATGACGAATGGTTAGATGACTATGAAAAACCAATCACGTACGTTTAAGGAGATGGAATATTGTGTGGCATAAAGTAAACTTCAATTCACAAAATATCGAACATCACACCGCAAAGTCAACATTAATTAAAATGCCAAACCGCTCAGAATATGCCGGTTACACCTTTTGGCATCCCTCCAAGCTAGTGAGGGGTGCTGATTGGAAACGGTCATTCAGTTTCAACGATGACTGGGAATTTACAATCTTCAAGACCGGCAAGAACTACAAACGTACCATCGAGAAAAAACTTGGCGCTGAAGAAATGCTTGAAGCATTCGAAATCGTCAACGAAGAATTAACTCCTACTGACAACGATGAAAGTTACCTTAAAGTAACTGAACCAGAACCCATCAACGCTGACGTTATCATTCCAGATGAATTAAAAAGAGAGGAAATTTAACATGAACTACACAGACGAGATTAAAAACTTATTTGAAGAAATTATCATTTCATTCAATGCAGATCCGTACGACGAATATACTTCATCAGATTTATTTGATGAAATGGAAGAATTAGCTGAACAATTAGACGACAAAACAGCGATTAAAGAATGGATCAAAGGCTACACACTTAACGACAATGAAGAATGGATCCGAGAGAATGCCTTATGGACTATCGACTAACCACTCAACAACAGCAAGCATTTAATAAATTTAAGCAGCTAAAAGTCGGTGCCTTGTTTATGCAGCAAGGCACTGGTAAAACTCGAGTAGCGATTGAACTAATCGAGTCCACCGATAGTACACTCGCCATTTTCTTTTGCCCTTTTTCTACCAAAGAAAACTTAGAAGCTGAATTGAAGAAATGGCACTTATCCACGGCCTATCGCATTATTGGCTATGAATCTCTCAGTGCTAGCGACCGCATATACACTGAATTGTACGAACTACTTGATCAGCACGAAGGTGGTATCTTCATGGTTGCTGACGAATCAATCTTTATCAAGAACGAAGAGACCCGGCGATTCAGTCGATTAATGCGTTTAGCTAATTTTAGCACATACCGTCTACTATTAAATGGTACCCCCATCACCCAAAATGAATGGGATATCTACAACCAGATGCACTTTTTAAGCCCGAAAATCATCGGCATGAACCGTCCGCAATTTTTGAGTACCTTCTTCACTAAGATTGCATATAAGAAACGGGGACAGTCTCCCAAAGAATTCTACAAATTCTCTGAAGTGAATGCACAGTATTTATACAAACTAATTGAACCCTACATTTTCAAAGTTGATCTAAACTTTGATAAAAAAATCAGCACCAACTATCAACTCATCTATGCCAGCGATCAGACAATCGGTAAGTATCTTACATTAAAAGACGAGCTACTCGAGAAGATTGCTCAGCAAGAAGACTTCTTGGATATATTAGCCACCATGCGCTACGTCCTTTTTACCGATAAAGAACGATGCAAGATGATTGCACAGAAACTTAGCGGACAAATCATTGTCTACTGCTCTTTTATTGCAGAAGTTGAGCAAATCGCTCAGTATCTGGATTGTTATATAATAATTGGTGACACCCCTGCTGCCGAACGCCAACATATTATCGATCAATTCAAGCAAGATAACAAACCACTCCTTATGACTTTTGGAGTTGGAGCGTACGGACTTAACTTGCAGTTTTGTAATCATATAGCCTTCGCCAGTTTAACGTTTGATTATGGTCATATCGACCAAGCCAAGCACCGTATCCAACGCTTAGGCCAGACACGCGACATTACGTATACGTACTTTACTAGCGACGTCGGCCTCTATAATGTAATCGAACAGAATATTATTAAAAAAGAAATGTTAAGCGACCTATTAATTAAGGAAGTGATGATGAATGAGACAATACAACGAGCAGAACGTACTTGAAGCAAGTAAAGACCGACTCAGATGGACCTTCAACACCTTTGAAAGTGTCTACTTTAGTGTAAGTGGTGGGAAAGACAGTTCAGTCATGATACAACTCGCTAATCAAGTGGCCAAAGAAATGAATGTACAATTCGATGTCCTTTATATTGACTTAGAAGCGCAATTTCAAGCAACATTAGACCATATCGATGAGTTGAAACAACTCCCACAAATTCGAAACTTTTATCATATTGCACTCCCTTTAGCGTTGCGAAATGCCGTCACACAATTAAGACCTAAATGGATTTGTTGGGACAAAGACGAAAAAAAACAATGGATCAGATCGATGCCAAAAGATGCCATTAACGAAGATAATCATCCATTTGGCTTCTTTCACGTCGGCATGGAATTTGAAGAGTTTATTATCGACTTTGCCCGGTGGTATTCAGACAAATACGGCTTCACTGGCTGTGGTGTTGGCATCCGTACCCAAGAATCATTGAACCGGTGGCGCACGCTTGCTAGTGACAAAAAACAAACAGTGGACGGACATCAGTGGACAACCATTGTCAAAGACGGAACCGAATCACTGAATGTCGCCAACATCTATCCAATCTATGACTTCACAACCGAAGATATATGGGGAGCCGTTAGTCAGCTGAATCTGAAGCAGAATATGATTTATGAAATGATGTATAAAAACGGGGTGTCCATCCACGAACAACGACTCTGTCAACCCTTTGGCGACGACCAGCGCAACGGACTTGACCAATACCGCGCACTTGAACCCGACACATGGGAGAAGCTGCTTAATCGAGTGGACGGTGTGAATTACGGCAACATCTATGCACGAACGAGTGCCCTCGGTAACATGAAGAGCATGAAACCTGACCATCTGAATTGGGAAGAATACACCATTTTCTTACTCGAGAGCATCGGCTTATACAATGAAGAACTCATGCACCATTACACCGAGAAGATTAACAAATTTATGGCTTGGTACGAAGAAAAAGAAGGTATCTCACTCGCAGACATCCCCCAAACCGCTGATAAGAAATTAGAAAGTCGAAAAAAAGCCATCTCGTGGCGACGTATCGCCCGTGCTTTAGAACGAAATGACTTCTATATGAAACGGCTCAGTTTCTCACAAAATAAATCCGACGAAGAAAAACTAAAACTCATGATGAATAAATATGACAATCTACTAGATGTCAAGCAAACTAACGACAAACACCTACGAGAATTTTACCAAAAGGAGATGCAAACCTTATGACAATCGATATGCCTATTTTAAACGTTCAAATGATTCCTATCAATAAAATACATGCTAACGACTATAATCCCAATAAAGTCGCTAGTCCTGAAATGAAGCTACTAAAACATTCAATCAAAGAAGATGGCTACACTCAGCCTATCGTTACATTTTATGATAAAGAACAAGATATGTATGAAATCGTGGACGGTTTCCACCGATATTCAGTCGGAAAAGATATGCTAAACTTATCAGAACTCCCCTGCACTGTCATTGACAAACCTCTCAGCCACCGCATGGCCAGTACTATTCGCCACAATCGTGCGAGAGGCACTCACCAAATTACCAACATGAGTGAAATCGTCGTTGACCTCACAGAAAAAGGGTGGTCAGATGCTGACATTTGCCAACATCTCGGCATGGAACTTGATGAAGTCATTCGGTTAAAACAAGTCAGCGGACTAAAGGCAGCTTTTGCTAATCACGAATTTAGCAAATCATGGACAGAATATAAAGATAAATTACAGGAAGGAACTCCTACAAATGAAAAAAATTAATATAGAACAAATAAAATTACTACTCGACAACGAAGCAATAAGTGCTTATTCAATCGAGAAAGAATCGAAAGTATCTCGGCAAACTATTACCAGTATCAGACGTGGAGATACCGCATTAGAAAAAGTCCCGCTCAACACGTTAATATCTTTGCAATCATTTTTAAATAATCACCCACTCTCCATATCTTACGATTACGATCAAATGATTGAAGAATTAAAACACGATAAAGCTTATGATATCGATGACCCGCTGTTTGTGCTGCGGAAAAAAGAAACTCTCCCAGCGACAGATCACCACCCTATTGTTGACTATGCAAGTAAAACTTACCCGTTACACAATTTTATCAAGGAATGCGAAGAGACATTTGGCGATATGTCCGATTATTATTTTGAATTTAAAAACTCCGACGATTTGTTAGAGGAAATGGAAGACATGAATAAAATAATTTAAATAAATCCGTAAATATCTATTGACGTCAATATATATTTACGGTATAATATAATTAGAGTTAAGGAAACGACAAAAAAACAAAAAAAGGAGAAAATACCATGACAAACTTAGAATTAAAATTAATCGCAACCGACCGTAACGAGGACATCACAGAAGCATGCATGGACAAATTGAATAGCGACATCAAGCAGTACAACGACGATGTTGCAGATGTAGACGATGAGATGTTAATTGACATCTTAGAAGAACTTGCAGCTGACTACGCAGACGGCGAGTATACCATTAATTTTATAATTCTCAAGATTGACGGCAATTTCCAAGCAATTCATGAATCGTGCGACTACGGAGAAGATAACTACGCTGGCGAAGCTACAATCACTGTCAAAGTTGTGTAACTAAAATATGGGCGGGAGTTCCCGCCCTCTCAAAAAAAGAGGAGAATTTATCATGACACAACCATACTTAATCGAAGAGCACATCGTTGACCTAGACATACTAGAAGAAACCTATCCAGAATATGATGAGTTGATAGTTGATCGAAAAGCAGGTCAAGTCGAAGGTATTCTAAAAGAAGCCCCGAACAACTTATATCGATACACCATCATCACTAAGGAATGGAAAGATGTTCATCAACACGTAGAAATAAACCCGGAACTTGTTCGAAGAGGCGTTGAGTCGATAGGGCGAGACCGTGAACTTTATACTTTTGAAAGTTTTGAAGATTTGCAAGCATGGGTAGACGAGAAACCCACAAGAAGAAAAATCGTCTTTACCAAATATGAAACAAAATAACCCCCAGCACCCTTTACCGGGTGCTTTTTTGTGCATAAAAAAAGACCTGACTATAAAAGCCAGGCCAATCGATAAAATGGATCTACTACAACATCATCAAGAAAGGAATATACATATTATACCCCAAACCCGAACAAAAAGCAAACAAATTCATTACTTTTCAACGACAACATACGTCTTCCCGTCAATCGTGAATTCACGATCCACTTGCTTATCGTCTTTTTTCTTCTCTTCTTTCGGCACAACTTTCAGCGCCTGAACTCGTTGCTGAACCGCGTTGTAATCATACTTCGCTTGCTCAATCCGAGCTTTACGGAGTTTGCCATTGCCCCAGATACCCGCCAGAATCTCTTTGGCGATCGCGTCATTATCTTGACGTGGCACCTCAGCAAATTTCCCCCAAGCTTCTTTGCCCACTTGCCGAACTGGGACATAGCGGTCTTTCGTACCGACTCCATAGCGCACCCAGACGTAGCCATCTGCGGTGTGGACATCTGTATAGACAACTGATTCACCTTTCTTCAGACTACCGACTTTGTTCGCTTTCAGACTCGCACCGTCACGAGTCACAATACCGTCATCGACTGTACATGTGAATTTGCCGTACTCATATTTCACAAATCCCGTGTTGACCACAGCTGAACCACCGCCAGACCCGAGTTTCTTGCTCAACTCACGGCGGAAATTAGCCAGCTCGTCCACAGAGTAACCCGGACAGCTTGTGGAATTGCCTGGAAGCTCTTTATGGCCCCGCATTTTATCACCACTTAACCCCAATTGTTTCATTAACCAGAGCGTTAATTCTTCACGCGCTTTAATTTGCGCTTGCGTGTAGTTATCCTTATGGCTTGCCTCCAGACTGATGTGTAGCGTGTACGGATTAGCCGAGCCTGCACCGTACGTACAAATGTTCCAGTCGTAGTTCCAATGAATGGTTCCAGCGCGATCAATGTAGTAGTTATACCCACCGATATCCCAGCCGTTGTTATTCCGCCAGTATCGCTCATGGGAAGCGATGTTCGAACCCGTCGTTCCGGTGTAATGCCACACGATGTATTTAATCGAACTGTGGCTCCGGCGTGGGAATATACCACTGCCTGGATACCCCAGCGCTTGTTTTCTTCTATCGATTATTTTCATTGTTTAGCTCCTTTTATCCGAATATTTTCTTTTTTGATAGAATAATTTGTTTTATTTTGTTGCTTCTACTTAAACTTCTGATTGTTAATTGATCAAATTTATGCAAGGAATTTAGCCTAAACGACTTTTCAGAATTTGTTTGAGCATTAAAGTCGTCCAATAAATCATTATTCCCCCAATTACCTCTTTTTTCGACTAAAACGTGTACTTTTTCAGTTTGATCAGCTTCAATAAATAAGTAGTACTGACCACTTCCAAGCAGATTTGTGGTTGGAAAAGAATTGTTTTTTCTAGAATTATTATTTATATAATTTATTCCAGAGAATTTGTTATCCAAACCCCATACAACTTTTCCACCACTCAAAACTTCTTTCATCCCTTTTCCGTCACTCTCAATTAGCTTGTACATCATGCCACCGCCTTTGGTAGCACAATATTAGCGAATAAGCGAGGTAATCGGTTAAGAATTACCCCCCCCTGTACGCTTCACGAAGCCAATTGATGATTCATTTCGATTACGCTTCACAAAGTCTATAAATGCCGGACTGTATGATCGTAATTCTTTACTGACTGGTTTACCAAAGAACGACATTCGATTTAATTCGAGCGTTTCACGATTGGTCTTAATTGCTTTGAAATTTGCGCTAAACAAAAGTGAGTTGTTTTGATATTTTTTAAGAAAATCAGAAGGTATGTTTCTAATGCTTCCATACGTTCCAATATATTCTTCTTGACCAATCACTAAATCAATAGGGTTAAACTCGATAATCTCTAACTCTTTTTCCCACACAACTTTACCATTACTCAACACTTCTTTAATTCCGTGGCTATTTGATTCAATTAGTTTAAACATATCACGCCACCTCTTTCAGTGACGAGATAGGGTAAGCAAATCGCTTAATAGCGGGGTTTAGCCTACCCCCCCCCGGAATTTTCTGACAATATAATATGCCATTCGATAAGGTAATAATCCTATGCTATTTTTAACAGCTTCTACTTTTTCTGAATTGGTAACACTGAAATCTCTACTAATTCGTTTGCCATCCACTTTGTAAATTTCCACATCATTTATCTCCAGAATGTCCCAGTCGTATCCAACATTAAAAATTGTAATACTTCGAACTTCATTAAATAATTCTAGTCGTTCGGATCGGATTAATTCTTTTTCTTGTTGCCAGATTAACCGCTCGTTGTTCCACGCTCTCGCAACCTCTCTTCTATTACTCTCAATCAAATTAAACATAGCTTACTCCTTTTCCACAAAAACTAGCTTATTCGTACTATCCGGCTTGATCGCTTCCGGACCAACCCACACATCGAGATAACGATTCGTACGGTCGTTCTTAACTCTTCCGGAATTCTCTTTAAGCGTTGCGATTTCCTGTTTGAGTGTTTCAATTTCGCTTTCCAGCGCACCTACTTTTTCGTCAAAGAATTTCTTTGTGATGATGGATTTTTCTGGGCTGTTGTCGTTTGGATGGATAATTTCCAGAAAACCACTTGAGTCTGTTTTCACTAATTTATTCGCGCTCTCAGACGTCCCGATACGTGTGATGGAGTCGCTGATGTCACTGCTTGTGTGAGTATGTTCCGTTCGTAAGTATCTTTCATCTGCATCTTCTTGTGATATGAAACCAGCCGCTCCTAATGCCCCAGGAATACCTTCCAGAACGGTGTTAATCTTTCCATCTACATACCCCTTGTTTGTTGCATGGTCATTCGCGGTTGGCGTTGGCAATCCTTTCATCGTATTCCCGTGGATATCAAAATTTTTCCAGAAATCCACAAAAAACTTTCGAGCTGTCATAATATTGCCAGTCTCATTGTGATTCCAAGCTAATGATGGATACTCTCCGCCATCATATTGCAATCCAAAATCACCAAATGCCAACCGATTCCCTATCGATAAATTATTAAAGTTCGTGTGCGTATGATCCGCTCTTGCATAATCTCCTAATTGAGAAGCCAAAGACTGGTATATTACCAGCCCTCGACCTTCAGTCTTTACCCCTAAATACTTCATTACCCAATCACCACAACTTTAAGCGCGTCTTGTTCCACCGCCTGAGCTGTACGGATCAGCACAGAATTAACGTCTGTAACCTCCACATCAGCTAGCACGGCTTCAAATGGCGAATTGTTCTCGTAAATATTCACAACAACATCCCGTGTGTTTAGATTGTGTGTGACTGTGTGCTCCGTCGCTACGTTATCCCCAATCGTTTCAGCATGTTTCTTCGTTGCACCTTTTAGTGTTTCGATAATGTCTTTGTTCGCAGACAACAAATCTGCGATTTCTTTCAATGTGTCTAAATCGCCCGGCGCACCGTTAATTAACTCATCAATTTTCGTATCCGCATACTCATTCGCTTGTCTGAGTGCGTCTTGCTTCGCATTGCTGACTTTCCCGTCAATCCCACCAGTCGCAGTTAAAGCTTCTTGTAGTGCTTGCTTGACGGTCTTAGAAGCTTCGTACTGAACCTTTTCTGAATTAATGAATGTATCTCCAGCGTTAATCGCATCAACGATATCAGCCCCTGACATTGAAATTTCGCCCAACGCCTCATTAAAGCCGTCAATTTGTGACGTCTTAATCTTTGTTGACGCTTGATTTAACAACGATACGACTTCATTTCCAGTGATCGCACTCGACACCCATTTCTCGCCGTCATAGACCTTCAAGCGGTTAACCGTCGTGTCAAAGAACACCTGCCCTTTAACTGCTGATTGCGGTTCAGACGCGCTATTCTGGAGCACGCCGTTCAATATTTGATTAAGATTTAAGTCTAAATTTGCATAGTGTTTTACCATTTCAATTCTCCTTTAATTTGTTAGAATGACTTTCCCGCTAAATTCGCTATTGAAAGTCACAGTTAGTTTGCTTTTGCTGATATAATTTACATCGCCGACCACTTCAAAGCCATTGTTGTCAATCACCGTTACAACTGGGTATCCACCTAAATCATGTGTGATCTCCCATTCTGCCAGCGGAACTTGTTGCTGAATTACTCGTGCAGTTTGTAACTCTTTCAAGTATTCTTCCGCCGTCATCCGTACGGTGTCGTTAATTCCAGATACGTGCTTCTCCACTTCATCGCTAATATTTTTCAGTGTGGACTTCAGCACGTCTTGCTTAATGGCTTCCACACCGTAATACTCAATCTCCGCCAGTAGCGGACGGTTCGATGAATGTACAATTGTTAATTTAACTTCATTATCGCTTGGAAAGTATTGCTTTCCGACCACGACTTCCAGCGTGTACTCGCCAGTCTCCACATCAGTGTTAATGTTAAACTCCACGACATTATCTTCACCGACTTCAACAGTTTGCGCATAGTAAATCTCTCCGCATTTCAGTAAGAAGCACGTTGCTCGCTTCCCATCCAGTCGCAACCGCTCGCCTTCTCGTGATAATTTAAATCGCAGCATGGACTGGTCCGACTGTTTCAATTGATTGCCAAAATTCAGATTTTCTAACGTTAAAATTGGTCTCTGCCTCATCGCTTCACCCCCTTGCTCTTTTCGACTGCTCCCAATTGGTCATACAGGCCGCTTGCACTCAATCCTGCAATAATCCCGACTAGCACCAGCGATCCGTCACCTTGCACAATCCACAAAATAACACCAATCAAGAAACCAATCAGCGTACTTGCATGTGGATAGAATGCCGGTTTTAAACTCGTTGCTTTCACTAATTCCGTCAATCCACTGACCAGAGGCACCAGCACCAGTGCCACTGCTGCGCTGTGGTTAAATAACTCATTCATGCGTTCTTTCCTCCTCTCAACCGCTCAATCATAATATCTTTCGTTTCAATCACGCCGTGTAGCTCATTGATCTTTTTTTCTTTTTCTTCCACCAGTTGCTCTAGCATTTTCTTCTCTTCTTTTTCCGCTTGCATTTCTGCTTTCATTCGAGCCATCTCTTCCCGCATATCACTCATCTGTTTTCTTAAATCCGCCACCTGGTCTTTTAGATCCTGATTCAACTCATTGTAAGAATCGGCGATATGCTTCGCATGATCCGTCTTATGTGTCCAGTAGTTCGGAAGCAACCCACCTAAGAAGCCAATTAAGCCAAGAATAATTGCATTCCAGTCCACGTCACCACATCCTCTCTATGTAAAAAGGCGCTATTAAGCGCCTTGTGGTTATTCTTCGGTGGTTTCTTCAGAGCCAGTTGCTTGTGGTTCTTCAGAAGTTTCTGGTCCTTTTTCCTCTTCGGATTCTTTTTCTGCTTCTGGTTCTTTTTCATTCTTCTTAGAACCATATTCTGCTTCATAAATTTTGCGGTAATCTTCGTCCACACGATGACCAAACCCGTGATTGTCTAGGCAACGGGTGACGTACTTTTTAAATACCGGCTTCACGTCTTTGAATTCGTAGTAACCTTTAATAATGCTGATAGAGTAACGTTTGACAATTAATAATGCATGTTCTTTATTCATCTTATAGCTCCCCCTCTAAGTCTAAATTGACAGCATTTAAATCGCCTAAATCTAAACCGTCAATGTCGCCAAGATCCAATCCTTCGTCGATTGATTCTTCTGCTTCTTTTTCCGGTTCGATATTATTCAAGTTCAACTTCTCAACTTCTGCCAGTTGCTCTTTCAATCGCTTAGTTAATGCATCAACTTCTTCCAGCTTCTCATCGAATAACAAGATTTTACCTTCAATCTTTCCTAAATAGCTTGTTGGATCCAGACGATTCGCTAAGAATCCTTTTCCTTTTTCCAGCAAGGTTGAATTGTTTTCCGACCGTAAATCGCCCGGAAGCACCGCTGTAAAGTTCAAGTATTTATCTGTTTCTGCATCCAGAAAATCAACAATTGTAGTGTTTGTACCTCGTCTGAAAGTTACGCTTTTTACTTCTAACATAATTATTCTCCTTTGTATAATTCTTCTAATTTATCGTACAACGTATCGAATGCGATATCGTTAAAGTCTTCTGCTGACTCGAATTCGTCACATTCTAAAGCATTAAAAAAGGCCTTGATCTTAGTCTCATGTTCGACTAAGTCAATGACCGCTTCTTCTTTATCGAGCTCCAAAATTAGCTCGCCGTGTTCTGCCAATTCCTCTCTACCCACGCCGTCCAGCGTGATTGGCCGTCCTTTCTCATCAAAGACTACTCGATCTCTTTCCACTTCGAAATAATCAGCGTGGATACAGCGCGCATCGTCTTCAAATTCGTGCTGTTTCTTCAGCAACGCCTTAAAGAGCTTCGCCTTTCCACGCTTTACTTTTCCTTTGTTCACAATCGTTTTGTCCAGTACCTCTAAGAACCCTGCTAATTGTTGATTTTCACATTTAAACTGCTTCATCTAATCGCTCCTTTAATAATTCGTTTTCTTCTTCTAAGTTTTCAATTCGCTCCAGCAACTGCTCATGTGATTGCTGAAGGGCATGTCCAATTGTGTGGACATATCTCGTTTCGTCGTAGCGCAAGTAATCCTCGCTGTCCGTCGTGATTAACTCACTTGCAGACTGCTGTACTTGCTGTGCAATGAATCCAAATTGATTTGTAGATCCGTCTTTCCAGTCAAAGTTCGTATACTCAATGTTCAGTATTTGACTTAAACTATTCTGTTTTGACTTCTTAATGTTCGTCTTCAAGCGGGCATCTGAACTGTATTTAATCGACCCATTAATATCCACGCTCTTGTAAGTTAATCGCATGACTCTCGCACCTGCGCTTGCATAAAAGTCCAGCTTGTCATTCGCTTCAAGTGTTGCGATGCTTTGTGCGAAAGTGAGTCGATTTCTGCCGTTTAACGACCCGCCGATAATACTCGCCCACTCCCCACGAGCTGTCCCTGCTGAGATAGTAAAGCCCGCTTCGGTCTTGAGTGCAGCGATTTTATTCGTCTGGATACCGTCAAATTTCTGGTTAATCACCATTTTCGGTTCAAACTTCTTAATGCTTGTATCGTTACCAGTTCCTAGAGCAATCTGTCCATATGCACCAATTCCGATCGTATGGTGGTCGCCGAACCCATCCATGAAGTATTCTTCATCACTCGCGTGGTATTCAGACCCCTTGAAGTAGCCGATAACACCAGCGTTATCTCCGGCTCCACGTCCACGATACATCTCTAATCCGGTTGCGGTATAAATCGTTTTACGCCAAGCGCCTGAGTTAATCATTTCAATTCCAGCCGATGTAATCTGCACGCGGTCATTAATATTGTTCCAGTTCGATTGAACAAAGTTTGTTTTGTTCCCTGTGATATTATTCGCATCCAAGTTAATCACTCGCACTCGAGCCGCATTCAGTGTCCCCGCCGTGATCTTATCAGCATTCAAGCTTGCGATGTGACTGTTTTTTATCACGGCGCTGTCAATCGACGTATCACCGGTAATTTGAATTTTACTCCCGCTAATCTTCACTCCAGAGCGGTCTAACCGAATCGCACTAATAATTTCGCTACCCGTCATCTTCCCGGATGAACTTGGCACACGGTTTCGCACCGCCGCCCAAATGGTATCTGAATATTGCGATAAGTGAGTTGAGAAGTCATCGCTAGACACTTTAGAGGACAATTGGTCAGCTAATTGAGTGACTCTTGATTGCAGGCCGTTGTGACCGTGAACGGTGGTTGTTAAGCCACCAACCGTTTGCGACAGTTGCGAATAGCTTCCTTCCACGCCTTGTATGCGTTGGTCAAATCCTTGCACGCTTTGACGTACACTACTAATCGCACCTTCAGCATCCCGTATTCGACGACTAAATCCATCAACTGTCTGTGTTGCTGTGGTCACACGACCATCTAAACTCTCGATTTCCGTTTGTTTCAGATCAGCAATTGCAGTATCCGTGTAGCTTGCAGTATCCTTTTTGATTCGTGTTTCCATTCCTTCAAGCGTTCGTTCAAAACTTGCTTGAACTTCTCTATCCGCCGCTTCGAATTCTTCCTTAATTCCACGAATCGTCTGCTCAACTTGCGAAACGTCCCCGCTTGCTGTTCTTAACGTTTGACGGAAATTCTCAATGGACTGCTCCATTTCGGAAACAGAACCTTGAATATTCTTAATCTCCGTCCGCTTTAGATTAGCAAGTGCTGTATCGGTGTATTGTTCGGCTTGATTCTTCACGGTCGTTCGTACGCCATCAATAGTTTCCGCTACTTGTGTCACGCGACCGTCTACATTTTCAACTTGCCGATTAAATCCCTTAATCAATTGCGTATTGCTTGAAATGTTTCCTTCCGCGTCTTCAAGCTTGTTCTGAAAGACTTGCAAGGTCTGCGTATGACTTGAAACACTTCCTTCAACGCCTTGTAGACGTGTCGCATGTGCGTCCAGTGTTTGAGTTGCCGTGGATATGCGCCCGTCTAGATTCTGAATCTCGGTCCGTCTTAATTTTGCTAACTCCGTATCTGTATACTCATCAGCTCCGTTACGAATATTGGTCTGCATCCCGTTTAGGCGCTGTTCAAACGTCGCATAGTCCCCACTCAATTCATCTCTGAATGCCTGAATGTGTTGTTCCGGACTAATTCCTAACTTGCTCGATAGACGGCCATTGTGATATTCCACAAGTAACGCTTCGTTATTTGCATGGATTTTCCCCCACAAATCGCTGTTTGGATCGTCCATTCGAACTCGGATATCTCTTAAATTTTTAAAGAGTCCGCTAACTTGCGACTCCACAAAACTCGGTGCGACAAAGTCTGTTGCTCGTCTACCTTCTTCAATCTGAATTTGCTTTAGCTTTGTATCGCCAATACACCCGTCAATTTTATACACGCGTATCAGATCATCTGCTGTGCTAGGTCTGAACGTGAAAGACTCACGCTGACCGGTGCCGACTAAACCTCTTATTTCTGCCATAAATTACCTCCTTTCTAAACGAACGTTAGTAATTCGGTTATTTGGTCGTTCTTCAATACTCATTACTGCAACGCCTGCACTGTAGTATCCGCTAGAAACATTCACTTCTACCGTTTCGTTTGTTGCTGCTTGAACCGTCGTTGTGGTATTATCTCCCCAGAACGTTAGCACCTTAAACTCCACGCTAACCGTTGTCTTGCTTGGTGTTTCAATCGTTAAATCATACATTCCATTGCTTATTTCTTCTGTCAACTCATATCGTGCCCAACCGCCGGAACTGCTCTTGCTGGATAAGTTCACATAGTTTTGTCTTGCGGGTAAATCCGTCAGTCCGTCTATTGAACGAACTACTTCATTGTCTCGCACGACTCGAATCGCATGCTTTCCATTAAAGACAATCCGCGGAATCAAGTATCTCGCCCGTTGTTTTGTTCCAATCACGCGAACATAAGGTTGCATATCTCGAATTGTTGACTCTCTACGATTTCTCGTTTCTTCCGTTTGCTCGCCGTTCACGTACTTGCGTTCATACGTGATACGTTTCTGACCGTCTCGACCTTGCTGAACATAACTGTCTTCCGGATAAACGTTTGGATCCCTACGCTCTGTTTGTGTTGCAGTGATAGATTCTGTGTGTGATTGCGTTCGCCACTCAATGCGGTCACGCTTTGTTCCGACCACACGAACAGTCGGTCGCATATCAACCAGCGTTTGTGTTTGTTCGTTTCGTCGATTGCCGGTTGGTTGGCCATTGACGTACTCCGCTTCCCAACTCACAATCCGACGTCCACGAACTCCCTGTTCCGTATAGCTTTCGGACGGATAAATTGAGTCATCATAGCGTGTGGTTTGAGTCGGTTCAGTGTAGCGTGTCTCCGACTCACGGCGCCATTCGACTCGTCGTTCTTCGTAGTGAATCGTGATAGCTCGTGAACTTCGACCAGAATAGACACCGTTAATCACTTGATTTAAGTTCAAATAATCTGCAATTCGCTTAGCCGTAAAATAACTTGTCAGTGTAATGCTGAAGATAACACCTTTTTGCCAGTTACTTGACTCGTAAATGACCGCATGCCCTAAGTCGCCAAAGTAAATATCCGTGATGCTCTCTGGATCAATTGACGGTGCCCTGTCTGGCTTGATTTGAATAGTCTTTATTCCATTATTTAAGTAGTACTCCGCCCCATAAATCGTTATTGTCGCCACTCGCTACACCTCCTGCTCGATTGCTAAGAGGTTCGCCGTATTACTTGGCATCTGACCATTTGGATAGACTCCAATTTCGTACCAGCGCTGTGTTCTTGCGTCTTTAAACTTACCGTCGTGCCCTTCTAAGACTGCGACCTTACGCTCTAATTCTTCAATCTTAGTTTGCAGTTGTTGAACTAATTGTGTTGTTGCTCTCTCGTTCAACTTAGCTGTTAAACCTGTGATATCTGTGATTGCATGTGTGTGGTTGTTGCGAGAATAACGATTGTCTGCTTGTGATTGCGTGATACCAGCATTTGGTATCTCAATATTGTCTAATTTCTGTTCTAAATATTTCTTCGTCACAATTGATTTTTCCGGGCTACTGTCGTTCGGATGAATGACATCGATAAACCCGTTGCTGTCCAATTTCAACACTTTGTTCGCACTTGCGGATGTACCCACGCGTGTGACTGCATCACTAATATTCGAACTCGTATGTGTGTGCTCTGAACGTGCATAGCGACTATCTGCATAATCACGATTGACCGCGTCTTTACCAGCTGTTGCATTCGCTACATTGTGGACACGCTTATTGTTCATGTTTAAATCTTTATAGAATTGAGATGCACTATTATTCAACCGCAATAATGTTGATTCATTCCGCTTGTCATAAACGCCGAAATCTCCATTAGCATCCGTAAAAAATTCATAGTGATGATTTCCACGTTTCAGAAATAGTGACGTTGAGCGATCATTTAAGCTGTGTTCAATTGTGATGTTATTGCTGAACGTAGTTGCTTCGTTTTTTAGTGCGTAATCATTCAGCACGCTTCCTAACGCTCTTCTGATTTGCTCATTGCTTAAGCCTTCCAGGCTCACAGTCCCATCTTGTCCTTTTTGAACTTCGACAGTGTTCCCATCACTAAATGTTATCTGAGTGTTTCCGCTACTTAAAAACCGGCTACTTCGAATAGTTAAACTATCCCCGGTCGATCCTCTTGGTCCAGGTGGTCCAGCATTCCCTCTTGGCCCTTGCGGACCCGGAACACCACGTGGACCAGTGTCACCTTGGTCCCCTTTTGGACCCGTTAAGTACTGTAAGCTACTAAATCGACTCGTTCCGTCACCGACTTTAACCTTGCCCGTGTCGGACTCTACGCCTAACTCCCCAGCTAAGAGGATTTCTGAACTGCTTCGCCAGGCACTTGCGCTTTTACGTCTGTGTTGCACTCTAATTGGTATTTTCTCTGCCATTTAATCAACTCCCTCCGTCAAATATGATTTCTGCATCTGCACTCCACTCGCCATGAAAATTAGCTTCTAAGTTCCCGTCTGTAATTGTTTTAAGTTGCGGACTAACCGTCACGGTTTTATTTCCGTCTATCGTCACTCGTTGCATGCTCGGCTCTGCGAACCATGGACTATCCACATTCAGCGTATACTGACCGTTGTACACCGCAAATAATTCTGTTGCTTGCGCAGTTGCCTTCTTATCGGCTTGTGGGTAATATTGACTGTCTGGTCGCATCTCAATTGCTGCTCCGTACCATAATGGTGTGGATAAGCGAACTGTTACCGTGCTTGACCCACGCGGGATACATTCCGCTTCAAAACTGATGGTGAGTTCTTTCAGTCGTCCACTTTCGTCGGTTGGCCAGCCGTCCGGGCCATTCGACCCAATCTCCACATACCCTGTTTCTAACTGGATCGTAGCGTTCGTGGTACCCGTCCGATTTTTGTTATAGCGAGTTTTTCCATCACCACCAATAATCTCCGCATTCACTCGTGCAGTTTGCGACGTTTGTTCCAGCTTGTCTTCGATATCTTGCAGTGCATTCCCAAAGCCTGCGTCATTAATGATATTACGGACTCGCTCATTAATCTTCTGACTGATATCCGCATTATCCAACGCTTCAGCTATGCGCTGATCCAGACCCTCAAGCATCCCTGCATCAAAGCTTTTAAGTTGTTGTTCAAAATCGCTTAAATGACGTTCGAATTCGTCCATTTTGGATTGATTCTCTTCACGAATTCGCTCCCGTTCTTGTTGATCACGCTCCAGTTGTTTCCGAAATTCATTAACTTTCCGCTCAGCTTCTCTATCGTTTTCATCCAGCGACTGCCGGAACTGTTCCAGCGACTGATTGAATTCTTCGAGCCGTCGTTCACTCTCTGCTTTTTGTTTCTCGAACGCTTCATCCGCTTTGCGCCAATATTCTTCCATTTCCTTTACTAAACGCTCGACTCGTTCGCCGTCGTTGGTTCGGACCAGCTCTTCCCAGAATTCTCCATTCCAGCGATACATGATATGATCGCCTTCAGAGTCAGGATCCGGTTTGAACCATAAATCATTTATTTTTGGAACATGCCCTTTATCTCGCGGATCTTCAGCCATATAAAAGTTCGAATTGAAACCATTCGCACTAATCACAGAATCAACTTGTTTCTCAATCGCACTACCGACCTCTTCACGGACATTATCAACCGCACTACTTAAGATCCGTGACTCCCGCTTATTTGCTGATTCATTCATCTGGTCGCCCAGTTTAATATCAACCGCTCGAGCCATTAAGCGATCCCACGTGATTTCAAAAATACGGGTTTCATAGTCAATTTGCCTATCCGGTCTAACCACCCGAATAACATCCCCGATTTGCCCTTCAAGGTACACACTAGACGTCTTGAACAGCACTTGTGGACGGCTCAACCGCTCCAATTCAGCGTATGTAAGCTTGATTAATTCATGCTTATCTTCTTCATCTTGGAAGTCCACAAACCCTATCTTTGGCTTCATCCGTCCGTCTGTGCCACGAACACCATAGCGCTCTGTTGCTTGTGGAATCTCCACGTACAACTGTCCTGCCGGCTTATCGACCGGATCTCCGTTCGCAACGGACCATTCCACTTCTTCAAAGTTAATTTTCCGCCCATAGCCCGCTTGCCCAGACTTATTCTCTTCTTCACTAGAGACTTCTTCACCTTTTCCACGACCAATTAAAGCCGTATAAAGCTCCGTCCGTTCTTCTTCTTTCACAATCTCCAGCGCATTGTGGCCGTACACGACCCTTGCGCCCCGACGTTTGCCCAGTCGGTACTTAAAGTCAATGTACCGTGCGCCAATTCTGCCGTTCGTCACTTCGACAAAGAATTGCATTTCTAATTGCCAGACCGAACAGAACTTCTTCAGCGCATCAAAGACCGACACAAAGTAAACATTCGTGCTTCGTCTACCCGTATCTGCGACATAGCCTGCACGCCAGTTAGTACCGTCTAACACATGATCTATCGCATATCTTGCTTCTCGTTCGTGTGGTCGGAAATCTCTAACCGGTGTTTTGCGTAAAGCTTCAATACCCGACTGAACGCCTTGAATAGACGTAATATTTCCACGCGTTTCATACTTCTGCACCCAAAAATAGTGATATTGATACGTCATACCTTCAACAGGTATCGCTACATACTCCAACTGCGCCAAGACCTCATCATCCAGCGCCTCAATCTCTGCGTACAAGTTATCACTCACGTAGCGCTCATCCGTCAACGCCTGCTTGTGTTCCAGCACTCGTGTAACATCATTCCGTACGTATCTTATAACTTGCTCCTTGTGATTAAATAAAATCATCATAACTTACGATCCCGCCATTCTAAGGTACTCAGCCGTGCATTCTTGACTGTTATGTTATCGCCGTCTCGTAAATAAAAGGCTTCTGGATAGCTAAACCGCGCCAAATCACTGTTCACATTCAATCCGTCCCGTGAAACAATCACTTGTTCCGGCTGATAGTCAATTCGCACCGTCTGCCCAGAACTATAAGATCCATTCAACACGAGTCTGTCTCTGCCATTGCTTAACTCGATGTTATCCGACCCTTGTGCCGTTAAATCAATTTTATGTGGTAAGACTTCATGCGCATACGTCAATCTGACATTTGACCCACTCTGGATTGGCCCATAAGCATACGGATCCGGACAGAACAGCTCAAACTCGCTTACAATACTTAATCTATCTTCTTTAAATTGATTCGCTCCACTAAGCACCGCATAATAATGCCAACCCGGTTCATCCGCAAACGTCACGTCCAACCGTTCGCCAGCCCGTAACAATTTGTTCAGTTGATTAAAACGTTCCCTCAACTCTTCCGAACTCTCTGCCTGCAATTGATACTGAATATTCAGCACTCTCGGCTCTGTATGATTATAATTCAACCATACCCCCGCACGCGCCGGGACTTCGGTAGTTTGCGGTTTATCTGGTAATAATCCCCGGCCACTCACCACTAATTGGCGATAGCCAGGGATATCTATTTTATTCCCTCCGATTAACATCTCATCACTCGGAGAAAATGATGAATCTTTATAAGTATTCGTATCGACAAATTCATACATCATGCATCCACTCCTTAATATGATCTATGCAATCGTGCCTGGTTCTGTTGCTCATCCGTTATATCCTCCACAAATGCTCGATACTCACGCCCACCGATAACTAATGTAATATGAGCCGGTTGATTCCCACCGGGTGTGTTTTTCAGAATAGACGAACTATCCATTCGATCATTTACGGCTTGATAATTCGGCACATCGAATGCAAACTGCGGACTCACAGGCGGTATCGCCATTTCTGCAAGTTTACTAGCCGCTTTAGCCACGTATCGTCCTTCAGCTAATAACCCTTTTTCTAGCCCTTCACCGGTATATGCCCCAATCTTAGTTGTGACACGAGAAGGTGAATGGATCTTCAAGGCGCTTCTCATCGCACTAGCCGCTCGATTAGCGATACTGCGGGCTAACGAAATAATTGAGCCTGCTTGACCAGCTAGTCCATTACGGAATCCAGCACCCATTTGCGCTCCAGCACTGTAAGCTTGCCCCGATGCACTCCGCATCGCACTGACAGCTTGGCTCATACTGCTTCGAACGACTCGAACCACAGCACTCATTCCTGATTGAACCGCTGATCTGATTTGATTCATCCCAGTTCTGAAGACTGACACCATTTGATTGACTGTTGAACGAATGGTGCTTAACAGTTGATTCAAACCCGTCATCATCACTTGCTTAATTCGATTCATTGATTGAGTTGCTTGAGTCACGAGTTTATTCATACCCGTTTGCCACTGACTCACCATCTGATTAACAGCTGATTGCATAGTAGAGCGAATATTATTCATTCCAGACGTGACCGCACTGCTCATTCGACTCATAGCTGACGTTGTTTGACTCACAATTGTCGACATAGCAGATTGGATAGCAGTCTGAACAGCTTGCATACCGCTTGAAGCCACTGACCCCAGTTGATTAAAGCCTGTACTAAAAGCAGATTGGATATTACTCATTCCACTTTGGACTGTACTCACCATACTTGCCATCGCTGAACTAATAGCCGATTGCGCACTAGTGACTGCTTGAACTGCACTATTTAGCCCCGAGCGAACTTGCGTGCCAAACTGAGTGAACTTCTGCCCAACAGCTGTTACCTGAACACCGACTGCGGTCATAGCGGATGCGAAGCTCTCTAACGAACCTGCTGCTTCTCCAGCTCCTTCTGCGGCATCTTTCATTTTCTTAATACCGCGAGATACCGTAATAAAAGTTGCAGCCGTATCACCCAGTGGAAGTCCAACAATCCGTTCAATTGCTTCAGCCATTTTCAATAAGCCATCTCCCGCATTCAGGGCCGCTTCTCCGATTGAATCGAAGATCCCTGCCACCGAATCAAGAATATTGCTGACAGCAGAACCGAACGACTCAATCACACTACCTGCGCTTTCGAACACTTGTGAGATAGAATTTCCCATCTGTTCAATAAGTTGTGTGAACGAATCAATCACGCCACCGACTTCACTCACTAGATTGCTGAATGAATCGACAACCGTGGACACCGCATCGCCCACTGCCGTAGCGAATTGACTCAGCGAATCCCCAATCTGGGCGACTAAATCAGCCACCGATCCAATCACTTGGCTAACCGCATCTGCTACGCTAGACACCAAGCGGCCGAGTGCATCAGCGATTTGACTCACTCCATTAGCGACTGCTGTGACGAAGCGACTAAGCGCATCGATAATCTGACTAATTCCATTGGCAACCGCACTCACTAAGCGACTAAACGCATGGATAATCTGTGGGAACGTCTGAACGACCACCGTCACCATTTCGATAATAGCCGGAATGAACGGAGCAATCGCCTCCACAATACGGACCATCGTATTGCCGACCACTTCCGCTAACCGAACGAATGCATTCAACACTTCGCCCGCTAATGGACCAAGCGCCTCGATAATCGTCGCTATCCCTCGACCAATCCCTTCTGCTGCGGTTGCAATAGCTCCACCCAGAGCAGTAATCACGTTGGCCAGTCCTTCACCTAATGCCCGAATAACTGTTGCTATCGCATTACCTAAGCCTTCTAAGATTTTTTTCAAGCCTTCACCTTGTGTCGCTAGTAAAGCTAAGGCAGCGATCACAATTGCCACCGAAGCAGCGAACGCAAACATTTTAGAGATTGGGATCATGCTAATCGCTTGTGCTAATCCTTTAAACGCCGTGGACAACCCTTGACCGATTCCTTTCGCAGCTGTACTGATCGCTGAACCAATCCCCTTAACCACAGTACTGACTGCCGTTCCAATCCCTTTTACTAATTGCGTCAAACCGCTGAATACTGAACCGATTATAGTTCCTAATCCCTTAAAAATAGACGTAATCACTTGCGCTGTCTTACTAGACGTTCCAGATAATTCACCCATCGCTTGCTTACCTCGTCGGCTGAAAATGCCAAATGGGTTAAATGTTTTCAAGAAACCATATGCTTTAATTCCACCTAACGCTAATTTTGCAGCAATTCTCACTGCCATAAACCCTAAGGCAAAAGATTTAATAGCATCAGGATCTAAGCCAGCAATGAAATCAGCTATCCCAGCCACTAGATCACTAACCACTGTTACCACTTCACCTAACGTTTCTCCCAATGATTCTGCATCCGTTTGGAAAGCATTCAAGACATTAGTCGCGGCACCTTTCAGTGACTCTAGAGCACCTTTCATCGCATCAATTGCCCCGGTCTCTTTAAAGACTTCCCAGACCTTTTTAGCCCAGTCCACCAGATCACGCAATTTATCAACAGCTGGGCCAATTGCTTGACCAATTTTTTGAAGGCCTTGTTCAGCCATCTCACCAGCTGTTGTAATCATTTCACCAATTGTCGGTAAATTTACTCGTTTCAAATTTTCATCAATCGATTCAATCATATCGGCCATTCCTCGAACAACCGCTGTTCGAGCATTAGCCACTGATGTTTGGATACCGCCTAGAGCATCTCGGGCAATATCTTGTAGAGAAGCTAGACCGCCACCACCATTTTCATTCAAATCAATTAAAGCATCTTGGAAATCTTCAACAGCAATTGAACCGTCAGACAGACCGTTTTTTAACTCTTCCATGGTATAACCCATCTCAGAAGCAACAGCTTTTAGTGCTGGCCCCATTTGGCTTTGAAGCATAGAGTTCCATGTTTGAGCATCAATCCGACCGGCTGAGAAGGCTTGCGATAGTTGAAGAACCGCTCCCCGCACATCTGCTGCAGAACCACCGAATCCTAGAATACCGTTATTCAAGGCACTGAATATTTTCTCTGACTTGCCTAAATTATTAGTCGATGATGCAATCATTTGCACACCTTTTACTGCTTCGTCAATCGGCGTAGGCAAACCTTTCAATGACTTGTTTAAAGCACCCATTGCACTATCGGCTTCCTCTACCGAAAAACCCATATTCTTAAATACCTTCTCTGAGTTTCGCATGGTGTCTACTCGGCTAATTGCCTTGCCAACCGAACCTGTGAACGTCCGTACACCTGCGCTGACTGCACGACTAGCTAAGTTCGCAATCCCGAATGCTCTCGCCATCTTACCAACACTAGAACTACCCTGACTGGACTTTCCAGCCAAGCGTTCTAACATCCCAACTGCTCGATTCATTCCTGAACTGAACCCACGATCATTCACGGATAGTATCGCTTCAACAGAATAACTTTCAGCCATCTAATCGCCTCCTCTCTTTCTAAATGCTTCTTGTCGTTCTTTTACTCGCATCAGACGTTTGAATGCATCTGATTTTTGTTCCTCTTTTGTCGGCTGACCACTGAAGATCTCAGCTTCTCGTTTCTGTCGGTCGAAGACTTCATCGAGATGTTGAACAACATATTCTCCACTATCAGCATCCACTGCCGGGAATACTCGAGCAACTAACCATGCTTGATAGTGCGCTCGTTCTTGATCATCGAGCTGTCTGAGAATATAGGCTCTCATTCGCAAAAAATATTCGCTCAGCGTCATCTCTTTCGCTTCTCTCAACGAACCCACATTCAAGTACCGGAAGCAATTCTCATAGGCCTCTTTGAAGAACTCACGACTCGTTAATTGTCGACGATTTTCAGATCCGTTGTCCCTTCTTGTGCTTCGTACTGATCGCTCAGATCTTTCAGATTCTTCATAATTCGTTTCGTCCATTTTGATTGCTCGAATGCATCTAAAAAATCTTCACTTAACTGCTCAATGCCTCCGTCTGTATCGGCTTGTTCGAAAACCCAATCTTCCAGCTCATCATTAGACGGCTTTTGTTTCAACGTATCAGTCGCCGCTTTGATTAAGTCAATGAATAACCCCTCACGGACAAGCGGTGATGATAATCGAGCAACAACCATCTCCAGTCCGCCTCCTAAGTTCATATGCTGTACTTCCACCCCATATTTTTCGTCAATAAGCTGAACGAAGCGCATACCGAATGTTAATGGATAATCTTTTTTGTTAATCGTGACGTGATCAATTGCTGTCATATAATTTCTCTCCTTTTTATAAGTAAAAAGGCAAGCGTCCAGCGCTCGCCCAAATGTCTATGTTCTAAAGTTCGTCTGTATCTTCTGATCCCGAGAAGACAACTGTATCACGGAATGCATACGTAATTTCCGCTACTTGGTCTTCACTCACCGTTGCATAACCGTCTTGTGGACGGCCATCCACATTAATAGTCGTGGATAACGTCTGGTTCTCTTCAACATTTGCCGGTGACTCCCAGTTCGTTAACTTTCCACGCATATATTTCGCCTTATATTTATTCTCTTGCGATGCATGTTTCTGAGATAAGTCAATCTCCCAGATTTCAAGCGTATCGTCCGCCATGAATGCTTCATAGAGCATTTTATTGACCGGGTCATCACTAATTAAGGCTTCCAGTTCCAATGTCACTGTTAAACCACCAGAAACAGACACCGCCCCATCTTTTGTTTGCTGTGAGTCATTCTCACGTTCCAACTGCAAATTGTGTTCAATCTGAAGCGCCAGTTTTGCAGCCACTTGATTTCGTGCATCTTTTAATTTTCGGAACATTAAGACCGAATTTTTTCCTTGCACTGCCTTGACTTCTTTTGCCATACTATTTCCTCCTAGTATATTCTAAATTCTAACTCTAATATCCCGTGCCACAGCGGTAAATCAGTTGTGGTGTCCGATAAGACCCGCTTATTAGACGCCGAGATATGTAATTTGACTCGTCTGGACTCTAAGATAATCCACGAACTGAATATCTCCATTAATCGCTCAGATATCTCAGCAATTTCACTTCGATTATCCCGATGTGCCCAAATATCAACCATCACGACTAACCGTCCAAGCGTTTTATGCTTTACTTGACGAGGCAACACTTGAATTTCGCCAATGACCACGAACGGATACGGCACATCATCCAGTGGTAAGTAATCATACACATCGAACCCCTCACCGTCCGCCAGTAAATACAACGCATCGAACAATTGTTGGTCAATTGCTTTCATTATTCCACCAACCTTCGCATATCGCTTAGGAATTGGACTTTTTGCGCATTAAAGGACGGGCGCATAAACGGCTGAGCAGACATAAAGCGCGTCCCGTACTCCACATAGACCGCGTAATCCGTACCCGGCTTCACCCGAGCTTCTAGACCACCCCGTCCTATGTTGAGTGTAATTGACCGTCGTGTTTGACCCGTTGAATATCCCCGAGTAAACACGGCATTTCTGACGGCTTTTTGATTCATCTCAGAGCCATTAATTCTGACAATCTTCTTCACTGCCCCCATGGCCAACTTATCGCCTAATGCTTTTTTTAGCTCACTTAGTCCATTAATTTCAACTTTCACCTAATCCACCCCCACCACATACCAGACAAGTCCGTTTAATCGCCGGTGTGCCACGCGATATCGTTTCCCATCCAGACACACCCACTGTGGCCACCACTCCAGTATCCGCTGAAGCCGAACCACCTTCGCATCTCGTCGGAGCTCCCCGAACATCGCAATCGACCGTTCCACCCCTAAGTCAGAAATATGGGCCGGCAGTACCGTTGAGCGGCCACCTGATTCCACTCGTTTTCCTTCTTTCGGGTCATACTGACTTTTCACTTCTTCAATGAACTCCGCACGTTGATTCATTCTCATATCATCACCACACGTCCACGTCGCCCATCACCGAACTCATCAGCCAACTTAAACCGGTCAATTAAGGCTTCATATTGCTCGAAGTCACTCGCATAATATTGCATCGTATGTCCTTCGATCGCCTCTGAACTCATTCCTTCACTGCCTAAGCGGTTAAATCGCTTGACCGCAACTTCCACCACGATGAATTGAATTTCTTCTGGAACATCCTCACGTCCCAGCAAGGCCAACAGCTGATCTCGAGTCAACTCAATAATCAACTCTAATAAGACATCCTGCTGATAATCCTTAATCCCTAAGAGTGTCTTTACTTTAGTTAACATCGCTCAACAACTCCACTAATTCCGCCTTCTTAAGCCCAGAGTATCCCTCCAAGCCTCGACGGTCGGCTAAGTCTTTTAACTCTTTCACTGTCCATTCGTTTAAATCTTCATCTAATTCAATATATACTTTATCGAACCGATTATCCCCCGCCAATTGCTTAATACGCTCTTGGCTAGGTGTCAATCCCTGACGAGGATATGTGTCGCCGACTTCATAGAGCCGACGATCATCCCCTACATCGATAAAGCGTGTGGTCACTTTATACATCTGCTTGACCTCCTACAATTCGTCTGTATCGCCTGATTCTTCCCTAGCTGAATCTGTTTGACCAGAAACATCAAGTAACAACACTTGATCTAAGCTTTCGAATGACGGCAAAGCAATCATCGACACTTTCGTTTGAACATTGACTGGATCAGTAGTTTTCTCAGTCGTCACGGCCATACCCGTCTCCACAATCGACACGTTCAAGTTATTCCCGCTCACTAAGTCGGATTCCTCTGGTGTCGTCCCGAAGACTGTGTAACCCAGTGAATTATTTGGCGCTAACGTCACACGACCATCTGGGAAGTACTGACGACGTTTCCCTTCATCATCAATGTACGTCTCGTTGACAATGGCCACACGTACTCCTAATTCATCCAGCAAGTAATTCTTCACTTGGTTCGTTGTTGCATTCGTCGCATTCTGACCAAGCGGGCTAACCACCGTATAGACTTTTTTATTCTTCTTAATTTGGCTAAACGTCTTTTGGTTCATGTACAAGACTTGTGCTTGTGAACCCAAGACCGCCAATTTATCAATTGCTTCTTCTAAGTCACGCAACGGATCTGCATTATCCTCAGACCACGCAACGGTTGCTTTTGCTTTATGCTCATCATCTACACCGTAATCGAAGTCTTTCGCTACCCCATTTGATTTCACAGCAATCTTACCCGTTGCGAGAACTTCCATTCGCATCGCTTCAAGACGTGCTTTCGCTCCAGAAACTAAGTTTGCCTGATCATCGAAGATTGTCTTCAAGACCGTATCAATCAGACGTTGGTTGCCGGTTTGGGCCAACATATTCAACTGCTGACGGTCAGACTCTTTAACCAACATCGCCTCTTTGAAAAACGGCATTTCTTCACTCGTTAACTCCACTTCCATCCGGTCACGAAGCGTCACTTTTGTATCGAACGCTGAAGCACGAAGCACAACAGGCTGACCACCTGCTCCTTTTACGAAGTCCAAGCGCAAGCCCAATTGCTTACGAGCCGGGAAAATACGTGCTCCCAACTGCTCTTGTTGCTCTATGCCAATTTCCGTCACATAACTACTAATATTTGATGCTGTAATCTGCTCATGCATTAAACTCATCTGTTACACTCCTTCCACGAATTGAATATGACTGAATTTTTCTTTCTGCTCTTCGGACAAATCTTTCACGCGGTCTGAACGAACAGTCCCCCGATAAACCATTGCCACTTCTGCATCTTTTTCAGTCACATCAATATCGTTCAATGTAATCCCATCGACATCATTCCCTGTCGCTTGTTTCACTTTTCGTGAACGATCTTTGAAGATTGATCCGCCATCACCGTATACAATCGTCCCGGCTTTTAAGACTTTACGACCATTTTCCTCAACTGTCCCTGCTGTTGTTTTATCCACTGTTACACTAATCGCCTCATACGGCATATTGTGTAAGATTGTCTTATCTGTACCTAATTTCACCATTTGTTAATCCTCCTCAAATATCTTTCCAGAACTGTGTGTCCGTTGTTTTGCCAAGCGTGCTCCCAGATTATTCGCATCAGACTGTCCAATACCGCCCTCTTTCGGTGACGGCTGCTTCACCGACTCCTTCACGGCTTTTTCCACCGCTTTATCGAATGCCTTCTTGAACGCCCCGACATTTTCTAATGATTGTTCACTATCCCCTTTTACTGCTAGGAATTCCGCAAACTCACTTGGCAAGTCTTTCTCCGCCAAATCCTGCTTCACATCTAACACTAAATGGCGATACTCGAACGCCTCTTTTTCTTCCTCGAACTTCTGACGTTCATCTTCGAACTCTTGCCGTTCTCGCTCTTTCTCTGACAACTTCGCATAATCTTTCTCTTTCGCCAAAGCTTCCTTAATCGCTTCTTCGCGATCTTTCTTCGCTTCATCTTTCGCCTTTGACTTCGCTTGTGCAACTAATCGATTCACATGTTCCTGTTGTTCTTGCGTAAACTCCACAGAACCTGAACTCTCCTCGGCAGTGCTAGCTTCCTGCTGTTGTTCCTTCTCCTGCAGTGCTTTTTTCATCTCTTCACTCATTGACTATCCCTCCGTTTAAAGTCCGTATGACTATACCAGTTAACGTCCGTATGACCGAGCAGTTTAACGCCGTACTCAGGGCATAATAAAAAGCCACCTCACAGTGACTTTATTTGATCATTAAATTTTACATTCCTCACATTCATCATCATGGCTAAATGCCGGTATATCTATTCCCATATCACTCATCGTTTGCTTCAACATGTTTAAACTCTGATTAGATCTTTGTTGTTGGTAGTACTCCAACTCATTTCTATTCTGTAACTCATCACCAATAACCTTCAAGTGCTTATTCATCTTTTTCAATTGATCATAAATCTTTTTATCATAATTCATCTTCACATTCCTCCTTATTTTGTGTACAAAAATAGCACCTACCCGTTAAGGTAGATGCTTATGGTAACAGGGATAGCAGGAATCGAACCCGCACCAACGAGTTTGGAGCTCGTTATTCTACCGTTAAACTATATCCCTAAAAAAGCACCTACCCACTAGGATAGATGCTTTGCTATTTTAATGTGTATAATTAATACCAAGCAACCATGCCTGATTCTTTATAGTTACCATCCTCATCACGTAATCCGCTAACAGCTTTATTAAAAAAAGCATCCCATCCATTTGGACTCTCAATATGTTCAATTAACTTTTTTTGTTCAGGATTAAATTTGAATGATCCTTTTTCACTCTTGTCTCCATTAGGGTAATATTCATAATGATATACCCCGTCCTTGTAACTAATCAATTGAAATTTTACCATTATGAGTCCCCTCCTTTTTTAAATTGCTTCACACTATTATTATAATTGAAATACTTTTCAGTTTCAATATGAGCTTCTTCATAAGACATATTTTTTTCATCCATAAGTATTGCCTCATAGGCTTCATGTTGAATTAAAATGACATCATGTGGGTAAATTTCCTTCCCATCAATTAGTCTTGTCCACGATTGTGCCATATCATAATCTGGATCAAACCAACCATATTTATGAGTTAACTGGTGTTTTTTTATAAACACATGATGAAATGCTCGCTTAATTTGTTGCTTATTGATCCCAAGATACAACAAATTTTGATTTTCAAAATTTCTATATATTTTTTCAATTTCTCTATTTGCTTGTCTATTCTTAATTGCATTATATTGCATATAAGCAAATTTTTCTTGTTTTATTTTTTCATTGGATTTCAAAAAGTCATCTGATATATCTCGCTGATAATATTTAGCACCTGCCTGAACCATTTTTGAAAAAAACTCATCCCCTCGTCCTTCCGCTATGGCATCGAACATATCCTCGAGATCTTCTCGGCTTTCATAAGGTGCAGACGAGCATTTACAATTCGGATGCATCGGTGCGGCGTTTGTGCCGGGTTCCATGTCCGACACCTTGAATATCTGTCCATCCAGTGGCTTACAAATATGGCAAGCAGTAGGTTCTGCCATATATTCATATTGGCTAAACCCATTATCTTCCATCGTTTGCCGTTGGACCTCTGTTTGTACTCTGGCCGTTTCCGTCACTAACAAGCGCTTAGCTTCATAGGCCGTTGAGTTGAACTTCTTCCGCACTTCACTCTGGAACGTTGTCGAATGCTTCCCTTGCATAATAATCCGCTGAATCGCACTGTTCAAGAAGTTAGCTAACTGATCTTGACGTTCCCAGATTCGTTTTGACCAGCTCCCCCCTTGAAAAGGTGTATTAATAATCGCATTCGCTTGTTGTCGGAACTGATCACTGTCCGGTGCATACAGCCCAAATATCCCCGACTGTATCTCTCGCTGTCTAATAGCTTCATCATGCAACGACTCCCGAACATATGCTTCTTCCCGACCAGCCAACTGAGCCGTCGCCAACTTCATATGTTGCTTCATAAGTTCCAACCGACTAACTTTCCCCTTTAAGTTATACAACTTCAAGTGCTTATTCGCTTCGAGTGAGAAGTCTCGCTCCTCCACCCAGCGCTTCACTCGTCGATTAAAGATATTCAAATCCATCGCTGAGGCACGTTTCTTCGCTTGCGCTAAGTTTAGCCCCTCTTTATTCGCATACCGCTGAAATAAGCCATCAATCGTTAATTGCAATTCTTCTAACGCTTCATCATATAGCCGTTGCATCTCTCTTTGCCGGTTCATATCCCGTTTCTGAGCTTGCTCCATTTCTTCTGCAATACGCTTACGCCAATACCGATTACTCATGAGCGTGATCCGCCGGTACATCGATTATACCGTCTTCTTCCTCCAGCATTTCTAATTCTTTCTCCACATCTGAGACAAACGACAACTGGCTCAACAGTGTCTTATTCGAGATACGTCCACCCGCATTTGTGAAGCTGACCAGCTCTTCATTAATTGACTCTGGCAAGTTCGGCGTGAACACATAATCTAACCCAGACAAATCCCCCGTAAACTCACGAGTGACACCCGCCATATTCTCCACCAGCTGATAACGTGCTTCCAGCCCCTGCTTGAAGTGGCGCTCTTTCATTGCTCGAGACTGCTCTAAGCTGAATAATTTATATTTCATCGCTTCGCCCGATTGAGTTCCAGAGAAGTGCTCATCACTTAGATCCGGCGTATGACTAAACTTGTGAATATCCCGTTGAATACGTGTCTTGTACGATTCCGTACCGTCCACATCGTATTCTTTATGAATGTACTTCGCTTCAAGCTTTGTCTGTTTCCCTTGCGCATCCACACCAGTCTCCATCAACAACGCACCAATCTCTTTATTTAATTCAATTCCTGCTGCTTCGAAGTCACCCACAATAACCAACAACGCATCATTCGTATCCGTCATATAATTAGCCGTATCACTTTGCGCCGAATCATACAGATCAATCAATGACAACACGCGCTCATAATCGCCAAACCGATAACGATTATTCGAATACTCAATAATCGGCACCCCACCGAACGCATGCGGATAAGACTGTTCCACTTCCAATTCCTGTGCGACCAAATTACTTGGCTCATACTGAATCACATCAGATGTCGTATAAAGCGTAATATGATACAACTCCTCTGTTCCCCGTCTCACTTTCGGAAACCGAATCGCTGCAATAGGATTCATCTGGATGGACTCATCATAGACAACAATCGTCCAGTACGGATTACTGACGTACACTTCCGTCTCATCACCTCGATGTAACAACTCATACCCTCGACCATACTTTGACAAGTCCGTCGCCAGATAACTATTGTGTGCATCGATATCATTAGACTGATTGAACGCCGTGACGAACTCACCAGCTTGTTCATCCTCTGCTTCAACTGTAATTGGAATCCCCGTCAGGAAGCTCACGTTGAAGTCCGTAATCTGATGAGCGAACCCATGTGTCGCCCGATGATCCGCCTTCTCCTCATTCATTCGACGTTGGCCACTCATGATCCCATGATTATTCCCGGCATAGTAAGAATCCAAGTGTTTCAACCGTGGCAACTGATACATAATAAAGTGCTTAATCATCTCCACCATATTCACTGGATCTAATAAATACTCTAAATCCGGCACCCGATAAAAACTATTTGCTTCTTCAGAATACCGTGTATGTTGTGTCTCGCTATCTAATAAATATTCTCTCATCATAACCTCCCTAACGATTTCAATTTATTTGTTTTTGATTGTTTTTTATTCTGACTCAATACATATTCAGAATAGATCGCATAACGCAATGCATCTAATACATCATCATGCTGTTTAATCGGTTTACCCGTTCGTTCATTCCATACATACTGGTAAATCTCATTCTTAAACTGTTCCGCGATCTCATCCACCACAAATAACTGCTCTTGCTTAAACAACTTCGCCACTTGCTCTATCCCAGCTAGAATAGACTTGTGAGCATAATGGGCATGTAGTCCTTCCCGCTTAAATCGAGCTACGTGCTCAGAACGCGCTGAATCACAATAAAATGGCAATCGTTCGCCAAATTCTTGTTGCAATTGTTTAGCGACAGCGACCCACCAATCAATCTCCTTATACTGTTTCGCATACTCTCTCAGCATTACCACACGACCATCACGAAGCCGACCACACAAGACAATCACACCATAGTGATCATACCCCCAGTCCACTCCACAAAAGTAATGAACAATATTATTCGGCGCTTTATCAATAAAGTGAACTTCCGGCTTAAAGTCTGTATACACAGCTCCTTCACCGCTCACCCAACGGCCATATATCCCACGTTCTGTAAACATCCCGCTCGGCGTTGCAGCAAGTAAGTTCTCCACATACCGATCATTCAAGAAATCATTATCGAATAACGTAAAATGATTACTGATAATCCGTTCGCCATCTGCTTTATCAATATAATCCGTCTTCAACCAATGATTCGGATGGTCCGGGTTCGTATCTAACATAATACGAGCGCCAAGCCCACTACATCGTTTCACAATCTCATCGAACACTTCTTTATTCGCAAGCGACGCTTCATTCACATACGCTCCATAAGACGTCATCCCTCGAATAGAGCGAATCCCCGCAACAGACCCTGTAAAAGTTGTTACTACATACACATCGCACAACGTAAAATTACGGAACTGATCAAAACGAATATTAATTCCGAAATGGTCCTCAATCTCACGAAGCACATTCGTTTGAAGCGTCCCACTTGAAGCGGCGCCCAGAATATACATCGCCTTTTCCCCTTGCTTCTTCGCATTCTCTCGAGCACGAGTCAGCTCCTGCAAGAACAACTCATTGTTAATATACGTTTTCCCTGCACGAACCGCCCCATGATTAATCATCATGAACCAGTCCTTCGCAAAGTACCGCTTCAAAATATCCACTTGTTTCTGTGTATATCGATCATTTAGCTTCAATCACATCACGCAACGCTTTCGTGTATTCTAGAATCCTCTCGTCTTGCTTATCATCTTCGCCGACCTTAGACTGAAGCAATTCAATCTCGGCCAATAATTTCTTGTCAGCCAATTCAAGGTCACGGAATGCCATTTGATTCATTCCTTCCATCGCACTAATGAACGCCGTCGAATTCGCATGCCGAACTCCCTCATCTTCAATCGCCGCCTTCGCTTGATTCTTCAACCACTCAAACTCACTAAACGCCGACTCTCGCGACCACAGAATCATATTCGACGACTCTTTCAACAACTCTCTATACCTTGACAAAACCTTGACGTTCTTCAACATTCGAGAAGCAACCGAATCAATAGACGCATTCGTCATATTATCCGTCTTATACCCCGCCTCTATGTATGCCTGGCGCTGAGACAACCCAGCAACCAAGCCTTGTACAAAATTTTCCTGTTTCACTGTCAACTTACTCACTGAATCACCTCCATTTTTTAAGAATATATATTCCTCGTTGACTTATGCGCATATTATGTGTATAATAGTAATATAGAAAGGAGATAAAGCTATGCCAATGACACCAAAACAATTGGTCAAATTGCTCAAGAAAAACGGCTTTGTCAAACTAGGCCAGCGTGGTAGTCATGCCAAGTATTACCATCCCACAACCAACAAAACAACCATCGTGCCTATGCACAGCAAAGAATTAGGCAAAGGACTTGAGCAAGAGATATTAAAGCAAGCAGGGCTTAAATAAGCCTTGCAACGCTTTATCTTCTATTCTGAAAAAAACATATAGAAAAGGATGATCCAAATGTTAGTCTACCCAGCAACCATCGAACAAGACGATAAATATTTCTTGGTCAAGTTCCCTGATATTCCAGAAGCAATGACTCAAGGAGCCACTATTGAAGAAGCCTACGAAATGGCAGAAGAAGTCCTTGGATTTGCTTTAGAGGACTACAAAGTTCCACCAAAAGCGAGCTTACCTAGAGAATTAGCTAAACAATTCCCGGATAAAGAAGTCGCATTAATTGGAATTGACCCGATTGCTTACCGACGAAAATATCATTCCAAAACAGTTCGCAAAAATGTAACTGTCCCTGAATGGCTCGCCGACCTAGCAACTATTGAAAATATCAACTTCTCGCAAACACTAACTGAATCACTCAAAGAAAAACTAGGCGTCTAACTAGACGTCTTTTTTTCTACACACAAAAAGCAACCTACCTTAGCAGATGATCCTTTCTTTTTTATGTACACAAAAAGCCCCCGTTAAGGAGCTTTTCGACAACTATTAGATAGGAGGTGTGCTCTCCCGTCGGAAAGAAGTAAGAAGCCCATGTCCAAACTTCCTACAATACTAATTATACCGCTTTAAAACGGCAAAACGTAACATCATAGTGTTACATATCCCATGCTAAATATTTTTCTAGTTCAATCAGCATCTCTTTATGATGTCTATAGCACGTCATACGACTCATATGCACCAACCGAGCCACTTTAATCCACATATAATCATGCTTGTAGCGATACTCCAAGATACGTCTATCTTCGTCTGTTAAGTCGCTAATAAACTTCTCCACACACATCAATCGTCGCTCCAGCGTAGCTAATCTTAAATCCATAACACGGTTCAGTACTTCCCGTTCTGTTGGATCCCCCACACGATTATCATTAACTCGTATCTTCACTTCATTTTCTGGCTGAGGCGGATAAGCGAGCTCCAATTTTCTTGACTCAATTCGTTGCGCTAATTGTCCACCATAATAATCCTTCAGTACCTGCTCGCTCCTCACGCTCTCACTCCTCTTGAATAAATATTTGATAAGATACCAAATCATTTCAGTGATCTCCACTACCAAAAACGACAGTATGGAGAATAAATCTTCGATAAGATGCCAAATCATCTTCACAATCTCCACCAACCAAAACAACAGTACGAAGCCTGCAATCATCATAAATAACCATTCACCAAATGCTTGTATCACCTCTTCCCTCCTAGATGTACAGGATAGTGATCACGATCCACTTCCCATACATACTCAATGAAACGCGGGTTAACTTTAATCGGATTCTCGTTTATTTTAGAACCGTCTTTGCTCACTACATGTATATCCACAAATAAATTTTTCTCGAATGCTAGATAAACACTCTCCATAAGATCATTATTCTTCTTGTCTATACAAAACATTCCTGAAAAACCGACATTTGTTCCTATTTCGTATACTCTATATTTCATTATTCATCCTCCTTATGTGCTTCGCTTTTAAGCAAGTAACAAGCCACAGCAATGCTGATTAAAAAAATCAATAAATTAATTCCTAAATAAATACCAACAATCCAAAGTATAATCTCAAATATACTCATTATTCATACTCCCTTTCTAGTACTACAATATCTCCTCTGCGTTCAACCACTTCATAACCTCTGCTTTCTATAGTCTTCTGAAAATCTTCGAAGTAACCAATGACTTCGATGCGTTCTATTTGTTTGCCTAAGCGGTTATTCCTCACAATATCTGCCGTTGTCATATATGCTCCAAACACCATTAAGCAAAGCAACACAATTTTATACGTTTCCTGAGCACGCTCCCGAATAATCTTCCACGTGCCGAAGAACACTGCTAACCACAACACTACCCAAATAAAAATTTGGATAGGTGTAGTGCGCGCTAAGATTTCTCTATTTAGAATAATCATTTCTTCCATGTTAATCACCATACCCTCCCCTTTCCAGCTTCTCAGCATAATCAAGCAATAATTTATTCGCATCATAAAGATCCCGTATCATCCCCTGCAATTCGTCCCATGATAGATTCTCAAACTCGATTTGATCCATAAATCCCCGTATCCCCGATAGTGTATATTCGTCATCGCCGTGTTTAAACTCACTTAGTCGTTTCATTTTGCACCTCCTTCTCAATTACCAAACCTGCGATTTAAGTATTCTGTCATTTTTTTACCCCATTGTGAGTAAGCTTGAGCAAAATCTTTCGGTGTATTGTCTATTGATTTGTTGCTTAACAGCATATCTTTGCTTTCCCAAGGCCCTTTATAATATATATAGTCATCTGGATTGAACTCTCCCGTCATACTCTTGTCCGTTATTTCTAACGCGTCTTCCCCCAAAATTTCTATATGTTTCCGTAAATCATCTTGCACTTTTTTAGCCCAATCTTGACCAGTCAGTTCAATCGATTCCGTCTCTCCCATCACCAGCACCTGCATTAAACAATAATTCGCCAAATCCATATACGTATCTCGCTTAGACTCATAATTCTGACTGTCAGGCGTTTTTTTACTCAGCGATACTAATCTATTCACTTTATCTGAAATCCTCACGAGACCCGCAATTTCTCCGAATTGCAGGTGTGTTTTCTTGAATGAATCGCCGTAGTCAGCGTTCTTCTTTTCGTATGTTTTCAGCATTTCGTCTAGTAAATCTTTAAATGTCATTGAATTTCTCCTTTAATTTGCATAGACGCTTGTAAAAGCCTAACTCCACCTTTATCTCCAATAATTCATACTCTTTCTCTTTTAACATTTGTATCAACACTTCCGCTCCGTCTACGTCACTATATTTATGTTTCCAACTATCAGCTCTCGCATTGATTAAATTAAATTCATCTTCTAATAGGCTCATTCTCCTACCCCAATTCTATTTGTCTTAACGGCTAACGAACTCGTCAAACCCTCGTTGGCTTTGCAACCATCTTCGTGCTTCTTCTGCTCTTTCCGCATATGCAAGATGTGGGGCTATTTCAATTGGTGTCCCAATCATGTCTTCGTAATTATCGGAAGTAAAATGTATCTCATACTGTTTATTCCCAAGTGGCTTTATAGTTGCCCCAGCCTTGAGAGAGACCCAATATGGATCGTCATTACTCCCGTACTGTGACAGATTTAAATAGTTGCCTTTGTATAAATAGTATATTTCCGCATACTTTTCAACTAATTTTAATTTCTCTAACACATCTTCCATTGAATCAACTATCATGCCTGTGCAATGGTCTATTGAGTGAAATATATTCATGAAATACTTGTTAACAGATTTTAAAGGAGACACCTTTACACAGACCATGCCATCTTCAAACCAAAACTCATACTCGTCATCACAAACTTTTCCAAATGAATCTAGTTGTTTTAAGTCTTCAAACTTTTCAATTTCCATACTTCTCTACCCCTTTATTTATGTCTAGTCCAGAAACTCTTTATATATTGACTCGATAACATCTAAGAAATTTGTTATTTCATCGTCAATTTCGTCTTTGCTATACTGCCCTGTACATAGATTATCTTGCTGGGGACCTCTATATACGTAATAGCCTACTAGCAATTCATCAATTCTATCTGCTACTTTCCCGTTGATTTCTATCCCATACATCTTCAATTCATTGAGTGTCCAGCCATCATCTGACAAATAGCATTGTCCTTGATTATGGACTACTTTGTAGAGAACGATGTGGTCATTAATATGGTTGAGTCTATCGGTTAATAATTCGTATACTGTGAAATAGGGCGATGTGTTTTCTAGTTTTCTAATGTTTATAATTTCATCAGTCATTTTCCCACTCCCTAATCTTTTCTAGCACGTCTACTTGACCACTAAGCCAGTTTGAATGTGGATACTGTAGTGACCACTCATATTCATAAAATATTTCTTCTTGTGCTTCCAGATATTCCATTAATTTCTGAATTGTATGTGGACTTAAATTATATCCACCCGCTAATTTATCTAATCGCTGAATCATAACCGAGTTTGGATTGTTACGTCCGCACTCCCAGTTGCTAACCGCAGAAACAGTTGTGCCTATCTTCTCAGCGAGCTCTTTTTGACTGAGGTTTAACTCTGAACGAATTGCTTTTACTCGTTGTCCTAGTGTATTATTGCTCATAATATCCCAGCTCTCTTAATTCATCTTCAAATTTGTCAATACAACCTTCCAATAAATAAACTGCAATCTCGAATATGGTATAAGGGTCAACATCGAATAACCATTCATATCCAATAGCATCAAGCTCTCTTGCATGCTCCAACAAGTACATTGTTTTCTTAACTCGCTCCGCACTTGGCACACCGTATACAAATTCCGATACGGTTTTGCCCGCAAGTTTCGCAATATTCTTTAATCGTTTTTCATTTGGAACCGAAATATCACGCTCCCAACGTGAAACAATGCTTTTGCTTGCGTCAAACAACTTCCCAAACTCTTCCATTGTCAAACCTTTATCCATTCGCAGCTCTTTTATTTTCTGTCCTAAATCGTTCATTCTTAACCTCTCAATTTTTTGTTAGTTATTTTCGACATTTGAAATATCAAAAATAGGGTATATATTTTTGTACTTCTTAAGGTATCTCGTGCGTTCTAATTGTCTATCACGCGGATTCAGAAGATAACTATCCCAACGTGCAATTTTACTTAAATTTTCACAAAGTGATTTATCGATTCTTTCGGTTGTTATTCCGTCATTAGTCCGTGGATCTTTCATCAACACCCCTCCTCAATAAATTCCTTAACATCCATATCAACTAACGCAGCCATTTCAGCCATTATCTCTAAACGCGGAATTGTTCTGCCTGCAGTCCAGTTAGCCACGGTAGACTCTGCTACACCTAAACGTTTCGCTAAATTTGAAGCAGACATGCCTGTTTTATCCAACACTTGATCTGCACGTTTGGCTAATTCCTGTCTATCATAATATTTCAATGACTTTAAAGATGGCCCGGACTCCAACGCTGTGGAATTCGTTCCAAAAATAATAGCTAAGCAATCAATAATAAACTCATCCGAGATATAATCACGCTCATATTGATCATACGATTTTTTCGAATCCCACAACATCTGCTCCAAAATATACTCAATCGGTGTTCCAGTCGTTAATCGCCAGTATCTTAATTTATCGCCAATGGTAGTCACACCAAATCCTCCACCTTCCTAAGTCCCAACGCTTTACGAAATTCATTCAGCATTGCCTCGTCTATCTCCGTCTTGTCGTTCTCCACATCTTTAATATACTCACGACTTAAACCCATCTTATCCGCGAGTTGCCACTTTGATAGTCCACGTTCAACTCGAGCCAATTTCAACATTTCTCCGGTAGTTAATTTTTTCTTAGACATTGAACTCACTCCTTAATGAAATCAATTCAGGATGTTCAACTTCCCGAATATAGATAACATTTTCAGGATTAACCCACATTTCTATTTCCTTTTTATCGAATTTCTCATCGACAAGTGTTACTTCCAAGAAATGCTCACATGATTTCACGGTGTTTAAATGTACGATTACATTGATGTCTTCTTCGTAAGCGCAATAAATCGGCTCATCTTCACCAGATATTTTCATTTCATATAATTTGTATTCCACATCCATCTAATTCACTCCCTTACAAAAATCGAATCATGTCATTCTGTACCAGCACACGATAATCCTTTAAATCATCTTCATTAACTGATTTCTTATCCAACTTATTCTCCAGAAGCAACCAATCTTTAATCGGTACTTTATACACTCGTTTGTCCGGTGAGTTAACTTCAAAGCTAATCAATAGAAAAGCTTCCGCTCCGAGTTGCTGATGTTTAACTAGCTCTCGTTTCTGATGCATCTGCAATCGATCGAATCTGATATTGGTCGAGTTAGTGTGTTTCGCCTCAAACACAACCGATTGACCACCCTTTAACGTCCCTTGAAAGTCCGGTTGAGACTTCTTATCATGAACTGCCACAAACTGCCCGCCATTCAACGGTCTAAGAAACCGTGTGTTCTCAGGTGTCTTCTGAATAAATGCTTTGTTCTCACGTTTGTACATATTGCAACTTAATTCAATCAATCCTTCAAACTGTTGTCCATTTCGCTTACTCTTATATCCAGCTTTTCGTCGGCTCATTTAATCTCCCTTCCCAGCTCAAATGAAAGAGTGCTAGCGCTACATTTTCCGGTTCTTCATCTATCGCTTCCGCAATTTCCCAGACGTTTTTCTTTTCAAAATGCAAAGATCGCACCCTTTCCAATTCTACTTCTGTCCACAAGAAGCGCATTTTCTCGCAGATAATAACTTTCTTACTCATAACCGGCCAATCGCTTCTCCAGTGCGTTAAACTGAACGTGCTTGATATTCACATATTCATTGCACTGCTGCGCTTCGTTCCAAATCGCTTTACCAACGTATTCTCCACCAAATTCCAGCGCATACTGTACAGCTTTTAAATACGTGTTCAACTGAAACTTCCAGCCGTTTCCTGTCCAGACTCGCCACTTTCCGTCTGCTTCCTTTTCCAGTGCTAGCAATGACTTCTCATCAAATCCGACAAGTTTCACACGCTTCACCTCCTTCGTCCAAATGATCAAGCAGTAGCAACACATCATCTTTGCTCATTCTCATCATTTTGTGTTCTTTCCCGTCTATTTTATAAAATACGTCGAATAGCATTCTTCCTCTATCTTCTTCGTAACTCTTCATGACATGTGCATTATTACCATTTTCAAATTCGTAATAATACGATAATATCCCTAGCGCATCGCTTGCCGATTGTAATGCTTTATGATCAGCTAATCCCATTCTGTTTCCTCCTAAAATTTCAATCCTGAACGTTTATCACTTACGTTGTTAAACACTAACACGCTATCATTTGCTTTAATCCCTTTGTACATGCGTGATAGTAGCTTCTGGTCATACATCTTTGATAACTGTCCACTGTTTAAGTTCGTTGTCACAATTGTTGGTTTATCTTGTCTCGAGTCAATCACTGCATTAAGCACTCGATTAGTAAAATCACTTGCTGCTCTTTGTGCTTGTATCGCTCCCGTCTCAGCTCCTAAATCATCTAGCACTAAGACATCTGCTTCCTGACATAAATCGATACAGTACTGTTCTGTATAACGACTCTCGTTATCATCAAAACTCGCTCGTATCTTCCGCATCATATCTTGAACCGCAACATATAAGCATCTTTTATACGGTTCGCTATTCTCGTTGATATGCGCTAGCATCGCCATTGCTAAATGGCTCTTTCCCGCTCCGGGTGTGCCTGTCAATATTGTATTGAACACTTGACCGTCAATATAGTCATCAGCGATACGCTGCGCTTTTTGTTTTAAGTTCTGTTCAGCTTGTGTTTTCACATCGAAGTTAGTGAACTTCGCCTGTTTCAATTGGCGGTCTAAAATAAGTGATCGCTGTTTAAGCCATCCATACGTTTTTTGGCGTTTGACATAATCTTCCATTGCTTTAGCACGTTGCTCATTCTTTTCATCCATCTTTTTTTGTTGGCAGTTTTGACAAAACGGTCCAATATCTAGCGTTATGATGTCTACTAGCTGATGTCCGCACTTATCACATCGCTCCTCTAGTGTTTTTAAGTGTTCTAACTCCTTAAAACTCAATGCCTGCATAACTGCCACCTTCTTCATTATCCATTACCTTCATATTTTGGTTGAGGTAACTCTCAAATTTCGTTCCAAATAATGTTTGTGGTCTAAGGAAGTTCTCCATTTTGCTATCTCCCATCCACTCTTGTGTTTTCTTATCAATCACTGTTTTGAAATTTTCAACTTCCCAACCGTCGCTAAACCGTGCTTTAATTAACGACTGCGTTTTTTTCGTGGTGCTTTTGAATTGTCGGTTCGCTTTCTCATTCAAGTAATTAATGATTTCCGAGTAAGGGAGAGAGTCGGGTTTACCCGACATAGTATCTTTCTCTTTATCTATTCTATTCTTATCTATTCTATTCTTATCTGTTGCGTTACTTTCCGTTACGGGTAACGTTACCGTAACGTTACTTTCTAATTCATCAACATAATCCTTTAATTCGCCCACTTTATGAGGAACTTCATCGGCTTCTGGATCATATCCCAAGCGCTCAATCTTCTTTTTCATATCAAATCGCTGCTTACGCTTCCTGTTTTGTAGTCTGATGCGCTCCATGCCTTCAACATTCTGGTGCTTTTCCCAATTCACAATGTCAATCACACCATTATCACCAACCTCAATCATTCCAAATTGTTCGAGTGTATCGAGGGCTATTCTCATTACATTTATCTTTTGGTCAAATAAACTAGCTAACATCTCATCTGTATAATATAAATTCTGACCGATATAAATCGATCCGCTATCGTTAGTTTTACCTGCCAGGCAAAGCAATTGTACCCATATAAGTACAATCGCTTCTCCCTCAGGCATAGTCCGAATGAGCCTTATTTTTTCATCACTAAACATGTTAATTGAGAGCTTTATCCATTGAACATCGCTCATTCTCTAAACCTCCTAAAACGGCAAGTCGCCATCGTCAATATGGATATCATCTTGGAAGCTATCATTAAAGTTATTATTTGGTTGTCTGCTAGTATTCTGTTGTTTGTTATTGCTGCGCTCCGACTTGCTTTCTAAGAAATGGAACTGATCAGCTATAACCTCTGTCACAAAAACTTGTCCATTTTGCCCCTCGTAGCTTCTCGTCTGAATGCGTCCTTCAACACCGACCCGCATACCTTTGTAGCCATATTGACTGATTAATTCTGCGGTCTTGCGCCATGCTTGACATCTGATAAAATCAGCTTCATATTCTCCGGTCTGTTTATCTTTGTATGGTCTATTGACCGCTACTGTAAAACTAACAACCGATGTGTTACTGTTTGTGTACTTTAATTCTGGATCTCTCGTTAATCGTCCGACAATACTCACATTATTCATTAAAAATCTCCCTCTCTGGTTAAGTCGACACCGTTCGTTAAAATCTCATCTACAAATTTCTTTAGCATTAATACGTCATCAATATCAAATGAAAAATAGCTCAGGTAAGAATCTGGGTGAACAGTATCAATGCCGTATTTAACTGTTCCGTCGTCATATATAAATGCCCAAACACTCGAAAAACTTCCTTCGCCGTATCGTAAAATCTCCCAACAGTCATCTCTTCGCTTAACTTGAAACTCTTCAGCCAATTCCATTAAAGCTAACAATTTCATATCTAAACCCCCAGTTCTATTAAGTCGTCTCTATTTAATTTAATCTCTTTCAAATGGTGCTTCTCTCTAAATTCGCTTAGTCCTATCTGGTGAACTTCTTGATGATGTTGTCTACACAAGCACATGAACTTTGATTGTGTGTGTTCGTGCCTGCTGCGCTTCCTGCCCATACCGACTAAATTCGTGGCGTGGTGCAAGTCACTGTTAGGCTTGCCACAGACCCAACAAAGTCGCTTCATGGTTAGTGCGTATAACATCTTATTCTGGTCTGTCGTCAGATAGAACTGCTGTTTTCTGAATGGTATATCACTCTGGATCATGTACGTTATCATGAACTCCAATAAATCACTTGCTGTGCTCTTCTTCATGCTGTTGCGGGCTAGACTTGGCAACTCATCTAGTCCCGCTTCTTGCATGAATTTCACTTTAAACCAGCTTGTCACAGCTTCGAGCGGTACGCCTGTATACATTTCATAATCGCCACATAATGCAAAGAAATGTTTGCGTTGTAGCTCTGTTATAGTATCTCTCTCGTACACATCCACAATGGCAAAAATGTTGCCGTTTATCGTATTTTTCCGTAAGTCTTGAATATTTATATTATCTTTCGCTTTAATCGTTATACGGTCACTCTCAGCATGCTGAATGACACCTTTAATTTCCATTATGTTTTCCTAGCATGTGATCAATCATCTGCTCAATCTTTTGGATGTTTTTCTCGTTCAAGTTGTCATAATTTGTGCCATTCTTCTTGTTGTAGGAGGTGAGTGTGCCGCTTATAATTTCTTTGACTGGTTTATCCAGCATTCCACCTAGTTTGATTGCTTTTTGTGTCACTTCTGTTTTATAATCCCCAAAACTTCGCTCGTTATTTTTTGGTGGTTGCTGATTGCTTTGTTTCTGTTTTCTGTCAACTTGTTTCTGATGTGCTTCTGTATCGACATCTTTCGTGTCGTCAATCAAGTACAGACCGTTCAGCGCATATTTGCGAGCATAACTGCTTGCTGACCCCGTCACTTGCGCTTCGTCCATTCCTTTTCGGTTGTCTGCTTCTCTTGCATACGCACATGATGTAATGGCGCTATCGCCGTCAGTAATCTCACAGACTGCCTTCACATAATGTCGGCCGTCTATATACTCAATCTCATCTTTAATCGTTAGCAATAGTCCCTGTTCGGCGTTTAGCGGTTTAACAGCTTCTAAGATATCTTCGCAACTTCTGTAATTGTATTTACCGAAGTTATTCCGCTGATTCTTCGGTGCTTTCAACTCTTTTTGAATATTGATTAATTTCTGCACTAGACTCATTGGATCACCAAACTTTCCGTCTGTTTCATTCGAACGCCTTCAATTTCGTTTCCAGCTTCTAAATAATCTTTTATTGCATTTTTATCTGGTTTCGGCTTTTGCTGCGCTAAGAACTGTTCTGGAATATTCGCATTGTCGTCAATTTCAACGCTAGCACGGTTTTTTCGGAAGTAGAAACTATTCATATCTGTTTTGAACTTACGCTTGTCTAGCTCAATCAGCACGTTTTCTAGCTGTTTCTTTATCTCTTCAATGCGTTTATCCCGTTGGCGTGCCTTTTTATACATTTTCTGTCCCTCAGATCGAAACATTTCACCTTCATACATGAGTTGTTTTATAACGTAGACATAATTATCTGCTTTCGTCTCGATATCATCATCTAAACCGTCCATCGTCGCTAAGACGTGTTCGTCTTCTCCATGTTCATCGGTAAATTCAAGTAATTGCATATATTGTTCTTTTAAGTCATATAAGTTCATTCGTATTATTCCCTTCTCCTTTCTTACAATGTTTCTTTAATTTGTTTCAGAATTTGAGACAGATCAGTCAACGCCTCAAATCCTTCTGCATCAATGTGTCTTGACAGTTCATATAATCTGTTGTTAGCATCTGTAACAAGTTTGCTAACTTTTGTCTTTTCTAGTTTCCCATTATCAATATCAAAGAATGCTTCCACTCTCGGAAGGTACTTTTCACCTGGCTTATGCTCCCCCATCAACCACATATTAATAGTTATTGGTGCAGCGCCAATCGCTTCTGATAATTCTTTAATAGTTATACCTTTTGCTTCCATTAATTGTTTCAATGTATCTTTATCCATCTTTATTTTCCCCTTTATTTCTGATATAATGTAATTAGTATCTTTATTCAGCGTCTGTTCCCGCAGACGCTTTTTCTATGTCTTCAATAATTCCTTTAGCGTTGTTTACAATATCATCCAACCAGTCAAATAAATCCGTATCAATTAATTGACTTAACATGCCAGCGCTGTTGATGATTCGTTCTGCTTTTCTCTTTACGTCATCTTTCATATATATCTCCTTTCGTCTCGGCTGTTCAAGTGGTCAATGTGCGCTTCCAGCTGATCTCTTTGTTGAATTAAATCAGTTATACGGTATTCCGCTAACTCATAGCTTAAGTCCGCCAGCTCTTCCACTTCATCATCAGTTAACCCCTCGTCTGCTTGTGTATCACACAAATAAATCACCCGTTCCATTATCTGCTCAGTTGATGCCATAATTCCTTTCATACGCATTATTCCCCTCTTTCTATTTGATTGTTATGCCTTTTGTTGCTTCTGCACCTCATGCCCAATCATCCACACCATGAGCACATAAAACGGAATAAAGATCTCTCCGCCTGGCATCATAGTTTCTCGCGCTGGTATTTGTGCAATGTACGTTAATAGTGTTGCGATAATCGTTGATAGTGCGACAATAATCTTTATATACATGTGATCTTCTCTCCTAAATATTGAACTCTTAATCGCTCTTCTTCATCTGCTAATTTAATGCTCCGTGTGCCAGCTTCCAGTACATCGCTATATTCATAGTAGAACCCCAGCGCAACCGGACTATAGCCTGTGTCACGTTTGCTTGATGAGGTGTATGGTTTGTACGGCTTAAACACGTGTGGATTATCATCCGCAAAGTCCCTGAAACGTTTGAGCCATTCAGATGGATTTTTCTGGTTGATTAGCTTGCCAGCGTCTTTTGCTGATACCCACGGGGAGATGACTTCCACATACCTGATGACAGTATCCATACTTGTGCTCCTTTCTTAGATTAATTTCCTGTCGACATACTATTGAGAAATTTCCCGCTTTAGTTCCTCCACAACAGTAGCTAGACCTTTCACAAAGCCTTGTAGATACGCTAGCTGGGCTTTGTGTTTTTTATTGTCTTCAATCGTCTCAGTTATACGGTTATAACTTTCTTTATCGATACATATACTCTCTTCACAATTAAAATTTTTATCTTTAAGCATCTCCTGCACCCTCTCTGTTATTTTTTTGTCATTTCTAACTCACTTGTTTATTTCAATTTGAGCAACCGTACCAATATCACGACGTTCAAGATTAAGTGAATTATCAGCGTAATTAATATCAGTAGTTCCATCTCCCTCACTTTTTTTCAAGACTACATATATATCTTCAAACGTCCATTTAACAACTTAAGCTCTTGTCTATTCAGCTCCGTCTTGAATGCTTCTCTTTTTGCTTTTTCTTCTTGTATTTTTCCAATTTCTTTGTTCACAATCTCCCATTCTCGCTGTGTAAATTGACTCCTGACTACCATTAAATCTCTGATTCTATCTTCTTCGATGTACATTTACTCCACAACCTTTCTTTATTATTTATGGATTCGAAATTCGTTAATCCCCTTTGTGCTATAATTCAATTAGAGGGGAGGTGAATGCTATGCCAGATTATTTTGACTATGTTCGTGAACGGGCGGAACAACTAGATAAAGAATTACGTCCCGAATTAGAATCAGCAATAAAAACCGCTGTAGAAAATGCTTTAAAAGATAAGGAAGAATTATCCACTATTGACCTCCTTAATATTTTTACAGAGGGCTTACTAGAATATAACCGCGAATATTCAGTTATACTTTTAGCGAATATTTTAGCTGATTTAGACGTATCGGCTCGCACCGAAAAGTAACTCTGTTCGTTTGCAACTCTGGAAGTAATCCACTACTTCTGGAGTTGTTTTTCTTTTGCTTGCGATACATCCAAACCGCCCCTGCTGTTAATCCTGCAATAATTAATGCTCGTTTCATGTGATTGTCCTTTCTATCCTACTTGTTCAATCAATGGCAACACATCTTGGTTTTTCAATAATTCGTAAATAAACAATCGTCCTTTTTGTGTCCACTTCGTAAACAACTTATTACGCTCTTCATCAATAACGTGTGTCGTGCTTTGTGTGTAGCCTTTATCCGCATACTTTTGATATAACAACCACGTTCCGCCTTGTTTGTATTGAACGCCCAGCTCATGCAATTTGCTGTTTAGCCATTGCGCCGACTTGCCATAATCCTTTGCAATCTTCGATACACTGATTAAGCTCTTGTTCTGCAATACCAAGTCGTAATAAGTTGCTTTCGGCTGCAATTCATTGATCCGCTGTTCAGCAATCAAGCGTTGCTCTCTTTCGTTCTTCAACTCAGTAGCCACTTGAATGAGTAAATCTGGATTGTTTAGCAATTCATCCGTTGCGTATAAGCCACGTTTTCGGATTGACGGTAACACTTCCGATGTGACCCAACGTTTGAATCGTTTTGCGGTGTCGAGATTTGATTTAAGAATCAAACTGTATAATCCGGATTCGTTTATGATTGGTGTCATCTGACTTCTACCGATGGAATCCTGAATTGGGACTTCATCTTTATCTTCATCATCTATATGATCTGCAATAGCTTTTGTAGGACGTCTATACCCTAAAGCTTCTGCTACATCTTTACCGATAAAATATGGTGTGTTGTTTCTCATAACTGTTCTAACTTCTTGTCCGTTGAAATTAAATTCTTGTAAGTCCATGTTTTTTTGTCCTTTCTAAGTTCAATATTATTGAACTTCTACTTCAAAAAAATATACTGGTATTTCTTCCATAGGTATTTCTAACAAATCACACGCTCTGGAAATATCATCGTTCTTCCACGATGTAACATTTTTTAACTTAGAAGATAATGTCTTTTCAGACAAATTCATTTCTCGAGCGAAGTTTCTTTGGGTTCCGTATTTTTCTATGATCCGTCCCTTCAATTTTGAATAATTGAACGACATATAGTGTCCCCCTCCCACAAATTTTTGTTCAATTCTTTTGAACTAACTATAGTTTAACACCTTTATTTTTAGATGTCAATAATTTTATTCAATTTTATTGAACTTTTTTATTGTTTTTTTGAACTTTACGTTATATAATGAATTCAAGGAGGTAATATTAATGAAGAAAACCGTTGAAGAGAGATTAAAATATATAATGGATGAACGTTCATTAAGGCAAGTTGATATCTTAAATAAGGTAAAACCTTTAGCTGAAAAATACGGCGTGAGGATAAAGAAGAATGATTTGTCACAATATGTAAATGGAAAAGTTGAGCCAAACCAAGACAGAATTTACATCTTGGCAGCTGCCTTAGGAGTAAGTGAAGCGTGGTTGTTAGGATATGACGTTCCGCAAGAGCCAATGAATACAGACGGGAAAGTAACACACTTAATAGATGTATACAATAAATTAAATAACACCCGCCAAACCGCAGTTTACAACTTCGCAACAGACCAACTTAACGAACAACGTGTTGAAGAAACTCCTGCGATATACCATACTGTAGAGGTCTATTCCCTACTTTCAGCTGGTACAGGTATTGTGGACTTGGATCCAACCGATACAACAGAAATCGAATTGAACGGACATGTTCCGCAGCATGACTTAGCTTTTGAAGTACGTGGAGATAGTATGGAACCCGTCTTTGAGAATGGCGAGATTGTCTTCGTGAAGAAAACTAAAGACATCCACAACGGCCAGATCATTGCTGTTCAGGTTAATGAAGAAGCTTTTATTAAGAAGGTTTACATTAATGATGATCATATGCGACTTGTGTCATTAAATAAGGAATATGAAGATATTATCGCAACGGAAGATGATGATATTCGAATTGTTGGGAAAGTACTTATATAGAAGAAAGGAAAAATCATGGATAAAAAACAATCTGAAGATAACAATAAAGTTTTCGGTTTTTTGGCACTGCTTGGTTTTATAGTACTAATTTCAGAGCCAATTATAGGCATCGCGATAATCATACTTGCAGGTTCGTATAAGTTATATAGCGATAGCAATGTTCCGAAAGAATACTATCAGAAATATAAAGATCATCAAGAAATAACACAAGAAATCGAGAAACAACAAGCCGAACTTGAGCGGATGAAAAATGACTTTGAAATAACGAAGAAAGAAAAAGAAGAGTTAGAACTCTTTATCTCGGAAGAGTCCAGCCGTGTTGACACACTTTCCACAAGAGTTAACGTCATCAGCAACTTATCTTCTAACGAAATAAAGAACAAGCTTGAAATGCTGAATCTAAAAGAAAAAGACTTTACGAAAGATAGATTAAAAAGCAAAGGTAAAGACTCAAAGAAACAGTTAAAACAACTATATCGTGCATTTAATACCGAAGCTGATGCACACATCAATAATGTCACTTCAAAGAACGTGGATACACAACGCAAACGAATTATTCGCTCATTTGAACAACTCAATAAATTATTTACAATTGATCAAGTGCAACTCACAAAAGAGTATCTCGAGTATAAATTAAAGAAACTGGATTTAATTTATAGCTACCAAATCACAAAACAACAAGAAGCTGAGTTGCTCAAAGCGAAAAAAGAAGAAATAAAAGAACAACAACGTGTGGAAAAAGAGTTGCAACAGAAAAAGAAAAAAGTTCAAAAAGAAAGCACGCAATTCAATAAAGAATTAAGCAAGATGTTGAAGTATTTAAATCAAGCAACTAACGAAGTGGAAACAAATATCTATGCTGAAAAAATAAAAGAATTAGAAGCGAAGATAGCCGAACTTGAAGAAGTGAAGAAAGACATTGAACATCGAGAAGCTAACACACGTGCAGGGTTTGTTTACATTATAAGTAACATAGGATCGTTCGGCGAAAGTGTTTATAAAATCGGTATGACACGACGGTTAGAGCCAATGCACCGAATAAATGAATTAAGCAGCGCAAGTGTTCCGTTTAAATTCGATGTCCACGCAATGATATTCAGTGATGATGCACCAGCGCTTGAAAATTCACTGCATCGTGAGTTCAAAGATTACGAAATCAATAAAGTTAATTCACGTAAAGAATTCTTTAGAGTGGATATAGAGTCCATAAAAGAATATATTAACGAACATGTAGATAAATCAATTGTTTGGATCGATGAACCGAGCGCAGACGAATATTACGAAACAATGCGAATAGAACAAGATGCGCAAGCTTAAAATAAACACAAAAAAAGCACGGCGCCAACCACAGCCCGTGCTTCTCTATTAACTATATTATACCACAGAAAGGAATGATATACAATGTGGATTGAAGAATTACCAAACGGAAAGTTTAAATATGTAGAACGCTACGAAGATCCATTAACCGGAAAGACTCGTAAAGTCTCACTTACCAGCACGAAACGTAATAACCGTGTGGAAAAAGAAATGACCAAGCGTTTGCTGAAGAAAATTGAACAGAAAAAATCTCGCAACGTAATTGAAGATATCACGTTTAACCAACTTGCCGATGAGTGGCTTAGTTTATACAAGCACCGCGTGAAGCCATCCACTTATGTAACGACTAAAAACAGTTTAAGTCCTATCCGCCGTGAATTTGGCACGTATAAATTGAAGAAACTTGCTCCTGCGCAGTTTAATCAATATCTGTTAAATCGCTACACCGAAGGAACGTCAGCAGTGACTCTCAACATTTATAAGAGCATCATCAGCCGGTTGTTTAAACATGCTGTTCTTTATGGCTATTTAAGAGATAATCCTATTTTAAACAAATTGCAATTACCTGTTTCTTCCGCTAACACCAAACCTGATTTTAAATTCTTAGAGCGTGAGGAATTAAGAGATTTAATTCAACACTTTGAAGATAACGATCAACATGAATACGCTCGCTTTACTTTGTTAATGGCAAATCTAGGAACTCGTTTCGGTGAATTATCTGCGATCCGCTTTGAAGATATTGATTTTGAAGAAAATAGAATTAACATCGATCGTGCATTTAGCAGAACAATATATGATTTCCAAACACCAAAAACAGGCACCCGTCAAATATTCTTTCACGATGACATGAAACCCATTTTGAAAGAACAAATCAAGTGCGCTAAGATGAAGCTACTTTATCAAGGTCATAACAAAAATAATACGCTGCTCTTTAGAAGTGGCGGTGAAAAACCGATTCCCATTGAAATATACAACAAAGCGTTAAAAGAATTTAACGCTGAAATCAGCTCGCACTGGCTTCGTCACACCTATATCTCGTTGATGGTCGAACAAGGAGTCAACACCAGAATCATTGCTGAACAAGTCGGACACGCTGACACAACGATGATAGATAGAATTTATAGTCACTTTACTCAAACGATGAAACAACAACAGAAAGAGATGCAGAAAAAATTTAAAGTATTATAACTTTGCCCCTTCCCTGCCCCTTGGCGATACAAACCAACGTATAATCCCTTTCATATCAACGCATAGACACTGTTTTGTTACTGTCTTCTTTATTTTATCATAGATAAAGCGATATCGCGATAGTCATTTCTATTTTATTGGATCCTAAACATTTATTTAAGACAAAGGAAAAGCAAAGCATGTATTATCAAACACATGCTTTGCCTCATACTGTTTATCAGTTTATGCTTCATCCACTAACTGTGGATCCTGCGGTGCTTCAACGGCTTCTGCATCGCCGTTTAGTGGTGAGTCAACTTCTTTTACTTCACCAACTACTGTATTTTTACTTGCTTTTGGATCAGTTGGTTCTTTTTCGACTGTTTTTTCATCACCTGTTAATTCTGGTTGAGTCTCTTTTTCTTTCTCACTCAT